TCGTAATACTTCTATATAGTCAGCATAACGAGTACATAGCTCTGTAGCTTCTTTTAAGACGATTTCAGAGCTTTTTGAGTTGCTATATGCAGATTTATATGCAGCAATCTTCTTATCGTCTTCTATGAGCTCTAATGAGTTTGCATAGTTCTCACAGAAATCTTTTTGTTGTTTTACTTTAGGTACTTCATAATCTAAAATAATATAATCCTTCCAAAATTCATCTGGTTGAAGTATATATTCATGAATCATAGTACCTTTCTCTAATTGTGGTAACTTTAATCCTTCTTCTTTACCGTCGAGCATATTACGGAAATACAAAGGACCTTTTTTCAGAAACCAACCAATAGAAGAATTTGATATTCTCGTGTTATCTTCATAATACGGTTTATCAATTATCATTCTCTTCCTTGTTTAATTCTATAGTTACTATTTTAAGTCTTTCTCTTTCTAAATAACTGTCAGTTAATATACTACAGTTATGTTGATTAAGATGACCATAGGATATACCATTATGCCAATGCCCAAAGAAATGATGCTTATACTTACCAAAACAGTAATGTTCAAGCTTCTCATTATAATTAGGATTTTCATGTGTGATTAGAATATCACATTCAGGTATATTTTCATACGGACATTTATACTCATCATATTCATGATTAGTATCCTCAAATGCCCATTTTTGCCAATGTATAGGAGCTATCCAGGGAGTACCATAGAAGGTAACTCCTTCATATTCATAGAGTTCATCAATAAGAAATACTACTTTATCATCAGTAAGTATAGATATCTTATCTTTGAATTGCTGAAGTGTAATATCTTTATCTAAACTATCATACAATCGTTCGATATAGATATCATGATTGCCAGGTACTACTATTACTTTCTTACAAGGAAGTTTATCTACCCAGTTTACAAAAGTAACACTCCACCATTTATCTGATTCATCGCTATCTCTTTGAACAATTAACTCTACTACATCACCAGCTATACATAGTACATCACACTCAGGTATATTAGGTAGATTACCATGTAAATCACTAATTGCACATATTTTCATATTGCAAATTTTTTGTTAGTTTATATACTAATAATGTATAGAAAATCAACATCCTTTCAAATGTTTTATTAACTCATCTACTTGTTTTTGATTATGAACTATGTAAAATTTTACATCAATTTCACGTCTATACAAATAGTAGTTAAATAGTTTCTCACGTAAAGGCCATGCCTCATTAGGATAGCCTTTACATTCGATAATAAATCCATCACCTACAAAATCAGGTAGGTAGGTCATTGGACGATATTTCTTTCCTCCAAAAGTAAAAGCTGGAAGAAGTTCAAATCTGTGCTTTTCATAATCAGCCTTGATTTTTGCTTCTTTCAGCTTCTTATATGTATAGGTTTCAAGTTTACTTCTAAACTTTATACCGTCATATTCATTTGGAGTAGCGTTTTTTACTTTTCCTTGCTTCTTTGTACTTTTTCTTCTTACAAATAACATCATGATAAGACTACACTCTTACAATAAGTTATAGAATCATTCTTAGTAGAAGCTCTAAATGTACTTCTCAATGTAACAGGTTCGCCTTTCATAGCTTTATCCATTACAAATTTGATAATACTCCATACAGCCTTCCATTTTGCATGACAAGCTTTTACTTCTCCAGCAAGTACTTGAGCAATATAGTCAACTAAAAATGCAGGAATACAGTACATAATGAAAAGTATTTTGACAGGGTAAGACAATATCTTACCTATATTTTTAATAAATTTCTTCATAAAGCCAATTTTTTATAGTTTCGAAATTATTTGCTTTAATAGCATCTGATATATCTTTAGCCTTAAACTTTTTATGAACTAATAGGCCTTCTAAGCCTGTTTTAAGGCTCATTTTGCGAAGATATTTTACACCAGCTTCATCTCTATCAAACATTATAATAATGTGTTTAAAACGCTTCTTAAGTTGTTCTAATGCCTTATCAGGTATAAAAGTTGATTCTGATGATGGGCTTATCGCAGGAATACCCATTTCGTATAAACACATGACGTCTTTCATACTCTTTGTTATAATGAGTATATCACCAGTTTTAGGTAACTGTTTAAACCCCTGAATATCGTTTTCAGTCAGGTTATTACGCCACTTTGTATATTTATCTGCTAAAGGTCTATATATCTTAAAATGATTATATACCTTATAAGCATACATAGGATTCGTATCCTTGTAAATACCCTTTACAATACCATTACACAAATAATATTTAATACTACTTACTCCGAATTTCTTCAAAGTAGTAGTACTAATATTGAACTGAGACCAGTAATTGATGTCTGTTAGAGTAAAGTCTTGTCTTACTACACCAATTACTGTCTCTGTTGACGGTATGTATTGCTTAGAGCTAACGAGTTGCGTATTGTTAGTAATCTTAAGCTTATTAACTATATCATTCAGTATATCTGAATAATTAGTTAAACCAGTAAGTAACGAAACAAACTTAATTACATTACCGCAATCACCTGTGCCATGATCCTTAAACATTAACTGTTTAGTAGTTCTACTATAGAAACATCCAAATGATGGATTTTTATCTTTTCTAAATGGACTGTTATATATCATACCAACTTTAAAATTACCTATATACGCTGAATATATATCATACTCTGTTACTTTAGATAGTATATACTCTAAAGTAATATTCTCTTCATCTTTTATGTTCGTAGTGTCATATAACATATGATATATAATTTTTAAGTGGAAGTAATGAGATTCGAACTCATGACATGGTCCTATCTATAGTACCTTTAAATCTATCGCCTTTTCTCGCAGGTTTATTCAGATTTATATCTCCTATATCCACCGGACTTGCTCTACCACTGAGCTATACTTCCTTATAAACGTGAGTGCATGCTATTACAAATCTATGAATTTTGTAATTCGCCACCGCCTTTCACGGCTTGCATCGGATTCCTCTAAGAGTCATGCCACCGATGAATTACTCACATAGCGGCATGCTACTCACGTATCGCTATATTATGCCTAGCGTAGGCAAGCTGTTAAAAGATTATATTAGAACGGCAAATCGTCATTCTGAGTATCTGCTACTCCTTTATCTACCTTATCTAACGGATTAACATCTGTTGTTTCCTTATCTGCTGTGATAGGACGAACAAAGACGTCAATATTCAATTCTGTAATTTTACTTACTTGACCCTCAGGTAAATTCATTGGTTCAATGAAAGTAAATTTACAATAGTTAGGTAATGTAGTATAACCTTTATTGTTATAAACTATCTTTACTCTAAGTAAAATATCTTTATTTGCTGCATTCAGCAAATTAACAACCCAATTAGCAAATTCACTAAATGATGAACCTGCAAAGACGAGAGCTTCTTTAGGATAGAAACAGCTAAGTATCTGCAATATACGCTTCACTTGTCTATTTGCTCTGTTCTGAAAGTCTTCTTCAGATTCCATAGGTTTCTTAGTAGACTCCCATTCAGTATGTGTCATAGTCTGTTCATCTTTCTCGAATTTAAATTCAATAAAGATATTACCATTAATGGACTTATCAACTCTAGCACTTACAAATTTCACATTATCGTGAATACCTGCTTCTAAGTACTTATTTTTACTCTCTTGTATCTGGTTTGCTAATTCTGTACTATAAATCATAACTTAATCTTTTAAACTGATATAAAATACTGTTAAAAGTTACTCAGGCAAATATATTTTGTCCCAATATACCTTAATATCATTGTTTTCATCGCTTTCTGCAATAACAATGTTCTTACCTCTTAAATGAGGTGCTCTTGCTTCTCTAACGGAGTTATCTCCGCCTTCGAAAGAGATATGAGTTTCATTTCTCTTTCTATATACATAGCCAACAGCATCCGCTTCGCCACATATAATATTAGCAAGTTTACCTACTAAGTCAAGGGACATTTCTGATAACTCTTCTCCTTCCTTATTAATCAACTTATCTCGAGTATGACCAATAAGTATAAAGTTATCACATAAATCTCTAAACATATCTATAACTTTTCTTACAGCTTGTTGTAGATACATATAACCAGAACCATTAGGTAAGGTTCTTACGTCATTTCCAGAGTAATTCTTACCCATAGGAGTTGCTCTATACAACTGTGCTGCATAGCTAAGACATATCTCCTCTAATCTTGAGGCATTATCTAGAGTAATATATTTGTATGGTTTCTTACCGGTCTGTTTAATTTCTTCTCTAATTGCTGTAGCAATGTCTCCTAAGTCTTTTACAGACCTAGCTTGTACAGCAAGAGCTTCGAGGAACTCAGAACCACCCTCTAAGTCTACGATTAGATTATTATCTAATCTAGACGCTAGAGTGGTTTTACCGGCTTTTGGTTTGCCAAATATAATTAAGAATCGAGGATTCTCTACTTTGGCTTTTACTTTCTCTTTCGGTAATACAATCATAAAGCTTTAATTATATTGTATCCTCTGAGAATGCTTTGGTAGTTTCTGATAGTTTGGATATTTATTTAGAATAAACCACGATTTTTAATCTTAATCGTGATATCAATAATAGTCTTTTTAGTTTTCGGTTTCAAATGGTTCAATGAACCAGTTGCAATCGGGATGATATCGTAACCAATCTGTACGAAGTTATCAAAAATCTTAATCGGTGTACCGAATTCATCTTCAAAGTCATAATCCTTCTTAAAAGGATAATTCTTCTTAGCATAAATATCAAGTGCAGACAATGCATTAAAGAATTCTTTTTCAAGGTCAAAGTTAATGCTACCATCAGCAAAGCACTTGAACGGACATTCTGCACATTCCTTAGGCAACCATCCAATGTTATGAGTCTTACTCAAACCAAGAGTAATATAATCACCAGCACCAGCATATTCAATGCCATAAGTACATTTAGGATAGTCATAATTACTTTCTACTGTTAACCAAGGATAAGCGTTAACAACACGTTTCATCAAAGATTCTTTGTAGATATCTGCAGTTTTATTGTTTTTCGGTAACTTAAATGTATATGTTTTCATAATTTTCAGCCTTTTTAATTGTTATTACTAAACGAAATCTTCATCACTGGTTCCTCATCTCGTATAGTCTCAATTAAGTTATTGTATTTCAAATCGTTATCAAACTCTAATATCGCACATTCTCCTGCATCCCTATTTTTAAGTATATGCAAGTAGACTTTATTCTTCACTAGTAAACGATTTGGTCCATACTGTTGTATATTGAGTAGTTCCGGTCTGTGGATACATATAACATAATCAGATGCATGAAATATAGTATCAGCGGAAGATATATCACTACGCATTGGATAATGCATAGAGGGGTTGTTAATTCTTTCAGGACTCTCAATGTTTCGATTCATCTGTGATAACTGAATTATAGTAGTATCAGGTAACTTCTTTACTCTGATAAATAGTTTCTGTAAATCTGAAATCACTTGCAGGGCTGTTTCACGAGCTTGACCTTCAACAAGTAAAGTATGATCAAGTATAATCACAAATTTCTTGCCTTTAGCCTTATTCTCGTAGAAATAGTTTATAGTAGATGCTATATCGTCAACAGTACCCGGTGTATCTACATAATATATCGGATATGATTTTATTTGTTGAGAAGTTTGTTCAACTTTAGCTAATAAATCATCATCTAATTCATTATTAGCACTGTATAGCTCTGCAGTAGTTTGCCTTAGCTTACTGCTCATTTTTCTACCTACCTGCCTAGAACTTAACATCTCAAATGAGAAATTAAGTACTATAACATCCTGTTTAGAATTTAAATCTATTAAATCAGTTTCAAGCGTATTTACAAATGAAGATTTCAGTGTTGTTATCGTATAGTTTTTTATCTATACTTCTATGTTTTGTTATTCAACATAGCTCCGCGTACCTTTTTATCCACTTATTTCAGTTGGGATATCGAACACTCTTGGGAATATTATATTTATTCAATTCCTACGCTGTACGGTGATAAATAGCCTTTCGTAATCTATTTATTTACCACGGGATTAACATTTCAGTCTTCCCCGTATTTGCTCGATAATTATCATATATCATTCCTGATATAGACGGCAATATTCTGTGTATCTGTCAAATTTACGTTTTAAATATATTGTTGCATCTTTATATATATAATCTAATATATATTTTCCTCTACTTTTTTGAAAAGATAAATTATAAATATTTTTAGTTTTATTTAATTTATTTTTCTTTTCTAACGGAAGATAATTTTGTAAAGTGTTCAAGAACTTTTCAGTTCCTAATATCCGTAAAGTCATATGTTTATGATCTTTATCACAATAACTTATACAACCATCTCCATCAATATATCCTCTAATAAAGTGTTTAATTAGTTCTTTATTTTCAAATATATTTTCGTTAGGAAATTCTAAAGTTAATGATTTTTTTGGTATGCAACCATAATTATTTAAAACATTCCAGAAATGTTTATTTGCAAATGTTATTCTACATCTTTCGTATTGATATAGATTTCCTGCTTTTTCTATTCTTATATCTTTATTAGAAGATATAAAATTATTAAACTTTTCTAAATGTTTTAAATCTTTACTGGATAAATTTAATTCAAAATTATGCCGTATATTTTTAGTATTTATAGAAGCAATATTTCCATCTGCGTATATAAAACCAAGCCAATAAGCTTTTTCTTCTGAATCAATTTTATCAAATATATTAAAATTAGCTATAGTTCTTACTTTTTTCATAATGTTTTGTATTTTATAATACAAACGTATATGAATTACTATAGTTTCGTATATCGTTTAAAATACACTATTACCACTACCAGATATACCTACTATAGTATATATCGTATTAGGTTCAATACCGCCCATACAGGATTTATTGAACTTATTCCATCTTGTACGTAGTGAAATAATCTCATGATTTTTTCTTCTACGTATATACTCTACTGCTTCATTTGTAGCTGAAGATATATGACGGAATGGTAGTGTTTTAGATAAGTTCTGTTCCATAATTATAGTTATCTATGGTTGAAGGTTTATCTAATTTCATTTGTTCATCATAGGTTTCCCACTCGTGTTGAGTAAGCCATTTCCACATAGTTTTCATATAACCCATTTTACCAGTCATCATCTTGTTATCTATCTCAAATTTAAGACAATTAATAAGATGTTGATGCATAGCTTTGCTTTTGCCTACTATACGATTATACTCTTTTCTACATTTGTTTACATTTGCTCTGAGGAAACCTTTAGTTCCATCAGGTCTCATAACATAAACTGGAAATTGGTCATAAAATTCATCAAACATAGTTTTATCTTCTTTTAGAAGTTCAACCAATTTGCTTGTTTTATTTATGACTTTGGTATCTCCATCATACTGGATAGAGATTAAACCTAAATGCTCTAACTCTCGTATTTCTTCTTCATTAACTAGGCTGAGAAGTCTCTGAATGTCTTGATTGATTGTTTTGATATCACTCAATACGATAGTTAGGAATACTAATTGATTAATAGTTAGGTTGGGTATTCTATCTAAGATAGAAGTATCTATTTCTAAAATCATATTCTCATATTTAAATATGAGCTTATAGTTCTTTGAAATATTTTGGTAAAGCCTTTGTTAATCCCATAGGCTCAGTTGTAACGGTTTTAAGTCTCGAATTATCTTATAGGCTTCATAAATATAATACCTATAGTTAATCTTTCTCTCTTCAATTGGTTTATCATCGAACTTATTTAAAAGAGTAACACCAGATGCAGTAAGCATATTCTGATATGACTTTTCTTTTGCAATATAGCTTTGTCTTCCTACATAAGGTTCATAGTATTCTACTACTTCACCTTCTGCATGACCTGTATATTTCCATTTCCATAAGTATCCACCATTAGTAGATGCATAGAAACGATTAGTTCGCTGTTGTTCTTGGTTCATGTATTCAACATGCCATTGTTTACCAGTTTTCTCAGACATTAAGAATTTACGTATATCTGTACATCCTTTTATAGTGTCTTCTACTGGTATACCATCTACAAAGTACTTTATAATAGCTTCAGGTATTATCTTTGCAGATAATCCCTTACCTAATAGTACTTTAGTAATAAACATACCTTTTGTCTTAATTAAATCAGGATTTTTAGTTTCCTTATATCCTTCTTTAACTGCAATGTAGTCATTAATTGCATATTGGTACATAGCTTCAAAACGCTCTTCTTCAAGAGTAAGTCTTGTAAGTTGTTCCCATTCTTGACAAATCTTGTTAGCCTGTTCATATATACTTTTCTTAAGTAATACAAATAAACCATCAGTATTTGCCTGGACGATTCGGCATCCTATTTGTGTTAGCCTTTCAGCTAACATTAGCAATAATAACTGTCCATTTATTCTAATTTGCATTACTGCAAAAGGACTATAACAGAAGTTATGTTGATTTTGTAGATTACCTGACAAACCATTCAATGCCAACTTTAATGTCTCATTCTTCACTTTATCTCCATTATGCTTAGCTTCTATTCTTTCATCTTTAATTTGAGAATATACTTCTAAGAATTCTGGACCAAGATGCTTAGGATAGAACTTATATTCTATTAGCATACTTGGATATAGTGAAGCAACATCAATGTCGATTAGCATTTCGTCTTCTTTAGGAATAATGATTTCAGGATCATTTTTAGAATGAATCCCTCCTACTCCCACAGTATAGCGCAAACCATTAAATATGAAGTTATTTTCATAACCTTTCCTACCAGGAGATACTATCTGACTTTTCATATCATCTAATACTCTTTGTAGAATAGGACTATCATACTTAATGAACGGTAGTATTACATCCTTTAGTGGTATATAATCCATTGGTGATCTTAATCCTTCAATATCCCACCAGGTTAAACCTGTTTTTTCAAGATATTTTTGAGTTAAAATCTTCATTCCAATGTTTACACCGTCCTTACTAAGGACTCGTACTCCATATTCATCTTCAATAGCTATACGTAAATCAATATCTTTCTTACATCTATTTAAAAGCTCTGCAGTTGACTCTATATCATTGATATTATAATCAATCATATTGTCAAAATCTTCTAATGGAAGAGGCTTACTCCAATCACATACAAATTCTTGTACATTAGGATATTGCATAGTTACTTGGATTTCTTTCAAACCTACTCTAAGTTTATTAGAGTAAAGCATAGTAAGTAAATCAAAAGTATCAAACCAAATCTGATACTTCCAATGTTTCCAAGCTTCTATATTATCTTCTGTAGAAGTAGTAATAGTCCTACTTAAGTTAAATATAGAACTACATATTGTAGCTACATTATAACTCATGAGTTTATCTTCATACTCTATAATATAATTTACTATAGGGTTATCATAATGTAGATTATTGTATCCACAGAAGATAACCTCAGATTTTATTTCTAAATCTGTAGTATAAAAATCACCCCATTTTATGTAAGAGTCTACTTGTTTAAAGAACTTTACTAATTCTCTTAGTTGATTCTTTCTTTCAGAGATTTCAAATTTATATATTTCTCCTGTTTCTGTATTTTTAACAGAACAGTGAAAGATATTTTGAAATACTTCAATATCATATACATAGACCTTCTTGTCGCGTATAATCATATCAAAAATATTAGTTAGATTCCGTGGTCAGACTCGAACTGACACAATCACACAGACTTACATTTTGCTGCGGCTCTAACCTCTTCTTAAGCTACACGGAAAACAGTACCATTTTAGTTCTGGTACAAGAACTTCATGAAAAAAAAACGAAGAATTAAGCTGCTCTAAGCATAGGCTTAATTACCTTACGATAATAGCTACGGCTAGATGCTGTATCGGCTGTTCTTTTATCTTTTCCTTTACAGCCTCCAACATGCTGTTTTCTGTTCTTATTTCTACCTTCATAGAATGATAAGAATTTCAAGGGACATTTAGGTTTCTCTAAACGAAGCCTTGCTTCTTTTTGTTTTGCTAATTGTTTAGCTTTTTGTTCTTTAGCCTGTGCTTTTTTCTTTGCACGAAGCTCTTTCAATCTCGGACTTGACCAGTCTTCTGGCTTTTTATCCTTATTCTTTTCTTTATCAGCTACACTTTGTGCTAAGCGTTTATCACGCTCATCTTTCCATGCTTTATGTCTGATTCTTTTAGCTTCTGCTAATTTCCACTCTGTATAATTCTGCTTTCCCATAATCTTGATAATTTTTAGTTAATAATTAAGCTGCTAATAATGATTTACCGTCATAGTAGATGATGTTATTATCACCCTCTATGTCTTGTACAGTAATACCGGCAAATGAAGTATCTTTTTTAAACTTCTTTGCTTCTATTGCTGCTTTCTTTTTGGCATCGTCTCTTGTAAGTGCAATAAAGTAGTCTGTCTTGAAGTCATAGGCACGTTTTTCATCGTCACTACGTCTTCTCTGTACAGTATACTTAAATTTGCGCTTGTTAGGCTTCTCTTTAACAGCTAATTCAGCCGCTGTAAAGCCTTTTTGTTTGCCTTCCTTACTGGGTAAAGGCTTACGAGCTTCTTCTTCAAATTTAGCCTGCATTTCTGCAAGTTTAGCCTTCCTACTTGCTAATTCAGCTTTTTTGGCTGCTCGATTAGCTTTCAACTTATCCTTTATCTGCTTTGTAGTAAGCGTAGTAGGTTTAGCTTTGACAAATAAGTTGTCTTTAACTATACGAGTAAATTTCTTCTTCTCTTTACGGGTATAGTTCACAGTTGGATCATAGCCTGCTTTCATAAGAATTTGTTCGATACGTTCTTTCTTAGACTGTACTGTAGCCTTATTCTCCTTCATAGCTTCAGTAGCTACTTTAGTAGGCTGTTGTTTCTGTTTAGAACTCCAGGAGTTCCATTCTACTGTTTTCCCATCTTTAACTACAGTTACTAAAGACGGACCGATCTCGAAATCCCTTGTAGTTTCTACTGGACAATGTTTCTTGACAAACTTGCCGCCTACTACGATTCTGGGATAATTACGCTTTTTAGCTTTAACTGATCGTTTCTGATTTCTTAAAGTTTGTCTCTTTATCTTAAAGTTCTTATTCTTTTTCATAATCTTGATAATTTTAATGGTTATTTACTAAAGCCTTTTATTGCTGGCTTCTTTTTCTCTATCTCATAATATACCATGATAGCTTTGTTATTCCAACTTACTGAATCTATGGTATTGTTATCAGCAATATCTTTGAGAATAGAATTTACTCTATTCTCAAATTTACTGCTACTTTCAAAAAAACTTTTACGTATATAATATACTTTTTTCATTTTTTTATGCTGCTAATGATAACGGTGCTTCTTCAATATTGAGTTCTGCACTATTATTGAAGTCTTCAATCTTCTTGTTCAAGGCATTTATTTCCAGCTGTAATTTAGCCTTCAAACTACTAATATAGGCAGAAGTTAATTCTTCTGTCTTATCTAAGTTTTTCTTGCCTTTAGCACGCTTAAGTTTAGGATCAAGAGTCTTAATCTTACTTAAGTGAAACAACTGTTCTTGCTTCTCTGACAAAGTAAAGATATCAAGATAGTTGTTAGTTATTGGTAACTCAGAGAACTTCTTATAACCCATATTGATACACTGTAAGTACAGTTTCAATAGGATACGTTCTTCTGCTTTTGCTTGGATGTCAAGAATCAGCGCCTTCAAATCAAAGTTACGCTTAGCTCCCGTAGGGATAACATTTTCATTCTTGATAATATTCCAGTATTTAGTAATCTCATTACTAAGTTCTTTACGACGTGTAATAATATATTTAGATGTAATTGATTTCATGTTCAAGTTGATTTTTTTAAGTTAATACTTGACCAAATTACGTCTACTAGTGTAGTACTGATGGGGCTCAAACCCATAACCGTCAACTTAGAAGGTTGATGCTCTATTCAATTGAGCTACAGTACTGTATTTAAACGGGGCCAATTCACCCCGTGAAAATATATAGTTTCTTAGATAATATTCCAATTCAAATATTATAAAGTTTTAACCTTGCCTAGTTTTACAGGTATAACTACGCCTGGTCTAATTTCAATACCAGCAAAGCCAAAAGTATTATCACTAATGACTACTTTGCCAGTTAGGCCCTTCTCTTTTGCGAATTTTTCAATAGCTTCCTTATTGATATATTTAGAGCGCAGCTCTCCAGTCGAAGCTGTTCTCAAGTTATCGAATAAGATATCTATAACGCAATCGAGATCACGATTTTTTACTGCTTCCTCAAGTAATGCTTGTGTAATACCATTGAAAGCTATTTCATTCCTAGTTCCACCAGAACCAGTTATTGCATCTGCAATACGAATTGCTACATCAAGAATACTCACCGATTCATAAGTATTCAATAGCCGCTGCCACCATAAAGGTCCTTTGCCATAGTAAAAGAAGACCTGACCATCCTCTCTTACAGAAGTAGCATTAGGAGTTATCTTAGAGCTTCCGTCCCAACTCTGAACTTTAGCTAATATGGTAGGCTCAGTGTTAATAAGTATTTGCAGAAGATCAACTCTAGATTTAGATATTCTGCTCATAGCTTACTTACTCTGCAGATTCTTCCAAGTTTACCTGGAGTGTAACTTCAGATTCATCAGAAACTACGCCACACTGCCGTTGGTATTCTAGTTCCATACGTGCTGACTGGTCCATCATATCTCGTACAGTCTCACTAAGTTTAAGATACTTGCGAGACAATTCCTCATAGAAATTGAGGACACCGCGATTGTGAATAGCTAGCATTTCGTTCAGCATAGACAACTCCTCTGCTGCGAAGAACATCGGGCGACTGCCTTTCTTGCCGATACGTTCAATACATTCTGCTACACTTTTCCGGTCTGCCTTGCTAAATTCTGGCTTAACTAACTGGAACACAAGGTTCGGGTCGTTATCGTCAGGATTCAACATAATTTTCGGCTCACCGTCCAAGTCTTTGGCAATGAACTTAACGTCTAAGATGTCAATAGCCTTCACTACAAAGATATTGACTTCTTTCCGTAAAGTATTCTTATCGTTGAGCACATCTTCCTTCCACTTCAGGTCAGGATTGGTTGCTACTACGGTATAGATTTGTTCGCCAAAATAGCGACCATACTCTTTTGCTGTTGCCCGGTAACGAGCTAAAACCTGAGAGGCAACGCTCTGGTTACCTACTAATGCACTCACTACTGGTGCAGATACTTTATTATCCATAAGAATGTTTCCTTTCTGAGTCCGTGCTTGATTTCACCAATACGAAACTCTTCTTAGTTTTTTAGTTAATACTTTGTTAATGCTCTCCACCTTTCGATTATTTATTTACTAATGTACTCGTCTTATATAGTACCGCTTTAAAAAGCTTTGAAATATTAGCGTGAATTCAATCACATAATCTACTCAGTTTACTTTGAAAATAAATTTGAAAAATCTATGAGAAATACTCTGAGAGTTACTTCTGATAAAAAGATATGAAAATACTTTGTATGTTTATAGATAGAATTATTTGTTTACAAAAAGTCTATCAACTCTTGCGTATTCATTCAGACCGTTTTTACGTTGCGCTGAACTTTCAATACGAAAACGTCCGTACTATATATCATATAATCTAGCATAAGTATTGTACTAGTATAATATACAGGGCCTATCATCGACAACTGGTATGTCTACAGGCATATAGGAATTACAACATTCTACGCGAATGAGGGTCGTTTAATCTAACGTTACTAAAATCACAAGCTCATTGCTTATAGCATGACCCACTTGTACCATTTCCAGGATTTGTTTGTTTATACTGCGCGAATATTGGGATTTCCACCCTTCATCGTTCCCTTGTCTTGCTTATGGATACTTCACATAAGTGTACTACTACCCTTATAGAGACAGTATAAGAAGTAGCAACAGGTTGCTAACGATTCAGCGTTCTCTCACATATATAGTTGCTGCTATATACTTTACGAGTGTCTTAACAGTCGGCATAACGGTTGGCAGTCGGGGTGACTCGGACTCCATATTCCATACTTACAACGTATGTTTATACTTCTGACCTATCATTGAACTTCCCAGTTATTAAAGGTTAAACATTAAAGCACATTTACTCATAGCTGGCTTTATTCAGCGTAGATACATTAGTAAATATAGTATAACATCTTATACTCCTAACCTAATGGCATAGTCTTCTGTATCTCCTTAATTTAAGTACATCTATTAATAACAACAATTCTGGATTGAACCGCATTATATTAAGACGAAGTTTACATATCTTGAAACTTATAAGCTCTGCCGTTTTTTAATAGGTGTTTTCTCTGCGTCACCTTAGTGTATTTTTGCTGCATAATATGACTTGCTAAAGGTCACTGTATCTAGAATCAGGGTTATCGCGCCCTCAAACCGCTTAGTCCATCTGGGACTAGTCATTCCTCATTCAATTATACTCACACGAACGACTAAGCACGTGAGCCACTTCAGTCTTGAAAGGCTGTATCAATCTCATATACATCACCCCTACTTCATCCTTGGAACATTGCGTATCCACCTTCACGAGGACCCTATTTACCATAAGGCACAGGATTGGCTCCTGCTCCACGATAATCAGTCAAGTTTACATAGTGTGTACCATAACACGGTTACCCTTACATTAGTATCAGTAATTTACTACCTTCATAAGCACAAGTTCCAGTATCCACAATTGCATACTGCATCACAGCTGATGTGTGCTGAACACTATAGTTAGCAATCTATTTTTCCTTTCTGGGCGTATAGTTACGCTTTTGTTGACCGATTTTGGAGACCGGTGGTCGCGTTTCTGCTATCTCTTTTTTTCCATGAGTTGGCTGCTTCTTAAGGTGAAACTAACCTTTGCCTCTCGGCTTTACCTATCCTTTCCAAAGGGATAAGTCAGGAACCCTATTGCTCCTGTTTCATCATCGTGTTTATACTCCTTTTTGATTCATATCTTGATAATACATACGAGTAATATAGAAGATTTCGTTCTCCTTGCTTGCTTTGTAGTTCAGTGTGTCTTCTCTTAAACTACGAGTCTTTAGTAACAGTAATCGCCAATACGGTTCTCATCATATCGTTACTTATAGAGGGTTATGCACTCTGTCCCCCTTTTACCTTCCGTTTTTCAGACGTTTAGGCCTATCATCCTACCTTTTGAGTAATCTCACAGTGTTAGCTGCTAACATATTCTCGGATCCCGTATCTTTTCGGGCCATAGAGAAATGACTCTAAGCTCCCTAACGGGCGCGACCAGCATTATTATATGCTTTACCGCATGACTTCCCTGGAGTGATTTACGCTATAGTTTTGCTCCTCTCGAACTATGACATAATTATAGGTTTTTATAGTGGTTAATGTCATTAACTATTTTCCACTGGGCGTTTATCTTCGGCCATATTTTCATGTTCTGGTTCTAACATAGTAATTTCACCTGTAGTCAGGTTGATTGTTGCAACAACCTTTTTACCTTTACAAATATCTACGAACTTATTTCGTACATCACTACTACTGATATAGTCAATTGGTTCCATGATACTTGCGTTAAATCCATCCAAACATTTACAAGCATTACCTACAGACAAGCGTAGGTACTTCTCGGTGTATAAGCAATTAGCTATACTGTCCTTAGTCTGATTTCTAATGATATCAGACTGGTCTCCATCTACTATAAAGTAAGCGGATTGAGCCATGATGGAGCTCAGTTTACACCGAGCTTCTTTCATGTCCTTAATGATACGTGATAGACGTATCATTTGTCTTAGTATAACTAAATTACTTACCATAGGAGTCTACTTTAGATAATGGAGTTACTGGTGATTCGTCATCAGATACCCTACTAATACTACGTACTTTTGGATATCCTGTTGAAGTCAGTTTCTCTACTACCTTTGTTCTCCACTTAACCACGGGTTTAGGTTCACCTGTAGTCTTTACATTCACAATTGCGTCTGTTGTTCCTTTCACGGATACTTCTAATGTAGATAGGTCTACTTCGACATCTATCTTCTCGACAGACTTTTTCACTTCACTACTTGCTATAGGGAATTTTGGCATCTCTATAGGTGAAGGAATTACAGGGGCTGCCTGTACTACTGTGACTGTCTGTCGCAGTCCAAAGCCAATTATGCAACTGGCGATGAACATGCCGACAGCCGTAATTATTCTAAAATTCATATTGATTATGATGTTTTAGAGAATGGTTATTCTTCTACGAAACCTACAAACTTTAAAAACCTACGCCAAGCGCTTAGTTTTTTTTTTTTTCGTCTGCCGGTTTGTCTCCACCTTTTTCAGGATACTCCTTTTCTGTAGGAGCTGTGATGGATGACTGGCAATATGCTGCCAAACGAGAAGCTGGATCACGATACAGATTGATAATCTGGCCGACTTTCAGACGTAATTCATCAGGTTTAGGACTTTCATCCTTTCCGAAGAAGTTAGTCTTGATAGAACCTATAACCATTCGAGCAATCTTACGATCATTCTCGAGTTGGTTCTTCTTAGATTCTTCTACACCGGTCAAATCGAGCGACCAATCTGCAAACAACTTATCAATATACTCTTCACCTAAGTTAGAGATAAGAGCTGTAATAGCTTTATCAGACTCAGGTTTGAGGTCTTTGTTGTCCTTCTGCTTCAAGCGGAAGTTCTCATTGATAAGAGCGCGAACCGTTTCTGCAACTTGTTCTTCACTCCAACCTGCCTTAGTCAAGTGATTGTGCAGTACAGAGTGTGCCATGCACGGAGAACCAGTCTGTGAAGTATATACGTATACTGAGCTTCCAAGGCCTTTCAGCAAGCTAACAGGGTTGATACGGCTGAAGATTTCATTCATCCAATCACCCACTGTCATCTCGTCTAATGCTAACTTCTTGTCGGCATTAGTTTCTTTCAGGCCGCGCAGTGTACGATACCATTCTACGGTGTTAACAATGTTCGTTGCAACGTTTCTTTCTTTACTGATGAGGTAAGTTAACGCTGCATCAATTTCCTCATCTGTAGTGATCTTATTCGGATCAAGCTCCGGTGCTTTGACAGTCTTACCAGCATCTTCTACAAGTTCTGTAGGAACTTCTGACTTGTTAAAGTCAATAGACAACTGGCTGCCATCTCCTCCCGGTAATGCTTTAGCTGGAGCGAGCTTAATGCCCAACATTTCAGCCATACCTTGCAACGGCATGAGTTGATTTGCATCAATCATAAGTTGCAATTCACCACGTTCACCACGGTTGAATAAGTCCTGACGTATGTCAACAAGGGCTAACAAGTTTACGACATCAATAGTACGGTTGATGTCAGCATATACTTCAGGATAACGCTTTGCAAGTTCTTCGTTGTTAGCGTAACGCTGTTGCATTACGAATGACAACATAGCCTTTCCATCTACTGAAGAGGCTGTAGAACCTACAGGGATACCAGCACCAGTGATACCGCCTACAAGAGAGGTTGCACGTCTGAGCGCTTTCTCTTCTGGAGAAGGTTTGTTCTCGTGAGAAACATCCTCAGGGATGATAGTAGGAATTTTGTCTTTTTTCTTTTTGGGTGTCTGACCTTGTTCCTTATTATCCTTAGGAGCCTCAGCTGCCGGTTTTTCTACTTGAGAAGGTTTTTCCTTCTCTTTCTTGTTTCCCTTGTCATCAGAAGGCTTGTCTTCTTTCTTGCCTTCTTTCTTGTTTGCAGCATTCTTTGCTTCTTCTTTAGCTGCTGCTTTTGCTGCTTTCAAAGCTGCTTTTCTTTCAGCTTTAGTCATTTCTTTTTCTGCCATAATTTTGATAATTTTTGGTGGTTAATAATACGTTAGTTCAGTCGATAGAATATTTAGAGAGGTCAACTATCATCCCCTATTGCTGGTGAGTCACGCCCGTTAGTATAGATATTACTAATCAATGCGTCTGATAACTTTAATTTCAATTCTGTCATGTTACTCACAACCCCAGATAGGCAATCGGTAGTACCTTCTGTCACTGTACACACTAAGCTTTGTGTGCATGTAGAATTGAAGTCATCAACGGTGTTGACTAGCTGAGTAATGGAAGTAGTATGATTGACCTTCTTAGAGGTTTCTATTACTTCCTTACTCAACATACCTACTAACAAGCCAGCTATGATGCAGGAGATATAAATCCACCACATCTTGTCACTGCGAAAGTTTCTCGCAAGAACAAATGCTACTATTAATAGCACAATAATCCAAATTGCTGACATGTTTGTAAATTTTTTAGTTTAACAATTGTTTTAACTTTTCCCGAGCTTTGTTAAGCTGGGATTTTACCTGGCTCTCTGTGAGGCCAAGCTCTTCAGATATTTGTTTGTAAGACAAATTCTGAACTGTTCGTAGTTCAAGTATATGACGATACTTATACCGGAGTCTGCTAAAGGCATCTGAAAGTCTCTCATCTGTTTCATTGAAGATGTAATTATCTTCAGGTGAGTAGTCGGCCGAACTTCTCAATTGAACAGTGCTAGTACTATCGTCTAGCCAATAATTTGCATTCTCTTTCTTAGTACGTCTAATATAATCAATACTACTATTTATAGCTATAGTTTTTAACCACATTTCAAATGAAATATTGTTAACATAACTCTCTAGCTTTGAAAAAGCTTTAATAAAAGTAACAGATAATAAATCATCTGCAGCATCTTTATTATTAACAATACGATATATCGTATTATATATAATTCGATTATACTTCTCATAAAGCTTTGTGAAGGCAATTTGTTTACCTTCTTTCGCCTGTTTGATCAGATCGAAAAGCTGTTGTCTTTCTTCATCTGTCATAATCACGGGCTTTTTAGTGAGTATAGGGTCAACCAAGACCCTATACCCTTAGAATGGTAATCCAAGTATATACCTGCAATGCCATTCATTCCACTCGTCATATAGTTTATCAAAAGCGTCCCAAATACATTCCATAAATTCAATCTTTAATTCGCGAGTGAGAACTTCGACTGGTAATTTATTCACCATACCACAGACAATTCTAATTCTAACTTTTAAAGTAACCTTAGAAGCTATGCCAATCTGTTGTATTATGTTCATGTCAAACCATGATATTATCCTAGCTAAGTTCTGTTTATCAAAGAATTTATGGAATTCTGTATTTTTAATTTCTCGATTCTGTATTCTTAAGAATACATACCAAGATGGTCTCCAATTTACTTGAGAATATCTTATAGGACATCCTCTTAAGTATGGATATGCGGTGAGACTATTTACGACCATAGCGAGTGCTATTAATTATTTTTAGCATTAGCACATTTATCTGTGCTAAGTTGAAATCAGTTACGCTGAGAATATATGCTTTTGTAGCTTCAATTCCTCTACCAGGAATTTTGATATCCTCAAGATATCTGTTAGTGAATGCCTTTAGTTGTTCATTACTAATGTTTGGCATTTTCGTACCGCGAATAGATTGTCTATAAGGCGGTAGGGTACATATTTCTGAGTATTCATACTCTAAAAACAAAAAAGAATCAGGTTTTTGACATACAGTTTGTATCTCAATAGATTCTTCAGAGAGTACTGTAAACTTTCCCTTTTGAACAAGGTCATTTATTAACAGTGCAGAAGTAATCCTAAGACAAGGAACTTCTCCAACTATATTGGCTAACAATTCAAATTGCTCTCCAATAATACGATAGATTCCAGGATGATTTAATTTCATGACTTTTTATTGATTTCTTTTACAAAGTTACTTACTACTCCTGATATTGCAGACATAGATAAGTCTGGATATTTATCGAGAAGTTTACTAATCGCTTCAGACTCTGAACGAGACTGATTAAGTATACTGATAAATTCAGTACGTTCAGCCTTAGAGTCAAACCAGGCAAAATATCTTATACGCATTGCTCTTTGTAGTTTCTTGCTTTTATTTCAAGTTCACGAAATTTTCTCTCATCTTCAGAAGTCATTCCGTCCACATCAATAAGATGTAGAATTTCTGTACCTCTTTCTTCCCAGAAGAAGAAGATGTTTCTTACTTTAGAAATACCTTCTTTATAGTGATACCTGTTCTTGTAACACTGTGGCACGACAGAGTTGATACGCTGTATCAATTTCTCTTTCATTCGTAATTCCTTACTTACCTTATCTAAGGGTTCAGGAAGTTTCTCTCTGATAAAATTAATTAATCCCATTTCAAATTAACAATTTATTGATTAAACCTAATTTTCTTGTAGTAGAAGTAGGACTCGAACCTACATATAGCACTCCTGCCTTGAACTTGGTGGTGCCTGAGGGGATTGGGTATCAGCTCCTTTCCCGCCGCCCCCGCTCTAACCAATTATAGTTATTCTACTCCAGCTTTTTACGACATTAGCTTAGCCGTTCAGATTATCACGCTGCTAAGCGAGTATAATCCATTACATAACTTGTATTGCCAGTTATCTGCTTATTGACCTATTCTATTTCCTCTATGTCGCTGTCAAAACCATAATGCCCCGATTGCAGCTCAGTTGCCATTTGTGTTATTTCACACATGAGGAAGAGTTACCCATCACAGGAGCTGCCACTGGTTCGAGTCGAACGAACATAGTGGAGCATACGGGAATCGAACCCGTGTCCAAACGACGATTCAATAGACCTAACAGTCAATTTCTTTAATGCATTTTATCTATCCATTTTATGAACCAATCAGGTGCATACATATGATTTTCCCATATTAACATAGGAAATATCAATATAGGAAGACACAATACAAATAGTATACGATAAAACCATTTCATATTTCTAAATAAGGCTTATTAACAGTAGTATTATAGTAATAATTCCTACTGTAAACATAGAATAAAATACAGCCTCAATCCATGTTCTTTCTTTTTTACACATAATATTAAAAATTGTGGGTATACAGCCGACCAAAGCTATATACCCTATGGTCTTGAGAATGGTTAGTTCTCTTATACTGATCTTGATAATATATGAATAGGATTTACGTGGTTCGATCCTTAGCAACGTAAATGATACAAGATACACACTATTCAGTCTGATTTGATATCTCGACTAAGGCAGTTCAGCATTATTACTAATGCGGGACAATCTTATTGTCGCGATCCCAGACATATGATCAGTAGTACACAGTAGTTCCTCATTACTGATACAAAGATACTAAATGAGACCTGTTAATTCAGGTCTTTGTGGCGTCCAATTTCTCCCGGCAAACCTAACGGTTTCTACCTAAATTCCCCATAAACACTAACCTGTTTGGATACAAAGATACTCAGGTTTCGGAACCTCTTTTTTTATTTTCTCTGTCTTTAGCGATTACGCTGCGGAATCAGAGAATTCCAACGGTAAGACCATGAGTTCGGGAAGATCTCGTCCAATTCTCTTTGAGACTTGTCGATATCTTTGTCGATCTCAATGAGGTCCTTGTCGAATTGCTTCTTCAGTGCAGGAGCTTCATCGTCCCATGCCGTAATGGGCTTCTTGCCGCTCTTCACGTCTTCGGCAATTGCATGCAATTCCTTCATATAAGTCTTCATACGTTGATTTACGCGGTTACTACGGCGTAACTGCAATGCTGCGGATTTCTCAGTGTATTCACACTTTTGAACCACGTCGATGAGTTCGTTCGTGAGCTTTTCCTTGCGGCGCTCAGCGATCTTTTCGGCTGCTTTCTTTACTACTTCATCGGTTACTTTGTTTGCATTCGAGATTGACTCTTGGATGTCGTCACTCTCGTTGTTTACATCAAAGATGTTCAGTTTGTTTTCTTCTGCCATAATTTGATACTTTTTAATGGTTTGATACTATAGTTAATAATCACGAAATAATTTCGATAAAATCACATCCTTTGAAATATCTTCTTTTTGCTTCTAATACTGCTACGAATATATTACGAACATAGATATCTATAGACCTGTAATTGTTACTCTTGCATTGTAGTTTTGCAGATTCAATACTAAAATTACCAAAGTATGATACAGCTCTAATTCTTTCTTGGATGTTTTCTGTTGGGTATATCCTAACCAAAGGACGTATAATCTTACCCATCACGTACGGATTCTCTACGCTCCTTATTCAATCGTATTTTACGTTGTCGGTAACTTTCATGTTCACCTGCTTTGACTTGTTTACGATTGATATAGGATTGTTCACGCTTACGTTTATTAGCTGTTAATAGAATAAGATAATGATTTACTCTTCTCTCTTCTATCTCCAGTTCTTGTTTGAGTTTATCTACTGCTTCTTGGCATATAGCAATATACTCTTTGGTAGGGTTCACTTCCTTGCTTTCGAGTTCTATGAATACCTCTAACTGTTTAATACGTTTTGTTTTATTCATTTTTTTGATAATTTAGAGTTTAAAAAAGAACCATTCTACTTATTCGTATTTCTTATTCGTAGATGACCCATATCCTTCTTCTGACCAATGTTAATTGGTTGACCGTTGTATAGTCCGTAGGTACTTGTGTCTCCTATGAGATCTCCCTTTAGGGGTTTGGTCATAAATGGTTCTTGGTTGACTGAAATCCACCATTTTACTAACAATTTAAATTAGTAATATATAACAGCGGGCGGATACTCTGGCGAAGTATCCTCCTTGGACTGTTCAAGTTGTTGCATTCTGAGTTTACACTCATGAGTACATTCACTACAGTTAATTTTATTGTTAAGTGTAGGACAATCGTTTGTAACTAGATATAATTCTCTTTGTAAAAGAGAGTTTGTTCTAGCTACTTCTGACAAAATGATATTGGGATCTTGTCCAAATATAGGAGCGTATTCTTTGACAGTGTTAATATAATACTGTATTAAGCTCCTTTTGTCTATTTCCATGACTTCTTTCGATTGTAAGGCTCCATTTTCTTGTGCTTAGGCTTCTTTTTGAAGTCTTTCTGCTGATTTTCGTATTCTCTTTCCGTTCTTGCCATAACTAGTATAGTTTGAGAATAGAGTCAAAACCTTTGATTATCTCAGGAAGCTTTGATAAACCGTAGTTGTGTAGCACTACTTTTACCTTAGAAGCTGAACTCTCTGGAGTATTGATAATAATACGTAATACTCTAGTTGTAGCCTGGTCTTCTTTGTTAAGAAGATATTTCAGTAATTCCTTACGGAATACTTCTTCATTCATCAATGATGGAGTTCCGATTTCATTGATGATATTGCTACAAAGTTCACTTACAGCCTTTACAGTGGTTGATATAGAAGCTTTGTTAGCATTTGCTACAGGAGCTATTACTACTTTCTGTAGTAAAGCTTCAGATACTTCTTTATCGTCTAACACAGCGGCAGAGATATCTTCAATCTTTGCACTTGTGTTATTGAATACTAATTCAGCCATTCTTCTGATGATTTCATCATAATTCTTCTCAGGAGCTTCTCCATGGAAGGTAATAATAATTGCTTTCATTTTACTTTGATAGTTAATTAATAGTTATTTTAACTGTTATTGCGTATTCACCTAATTCAATATGAATAGCATCAGTAGGTAATTTACTGATAATGGGTAGTGGTGGATCTACCTTAATATTCATATCTGGATGAGATTTACACAGAGTTCTTGCTTTACTTAAGGGTATACCTAATATTTTAGTACAAGCAAGCAAATTTGCTAGATAATGGTCTGTACCGAATTCTATTTCAGTAAGTTTACGACCTTCTTCTACTTTAATACGAGGCATTATGAACCTCCTTTGTTAATTTCTTCTTCATATTACTTAATGTTTTAAATTGTTAATATTGTTGACGACGACCAGGATACTCTGGATTTGTTTTTAAGTTAGTATCAACTTTGTTTTCGTTCTTTCTTAGAATAAATAGTATCTATTCTAATTACATTTGTTAATAATAAGATAACAACACTTTGTTTCTATGACTCTCACTATAGTTTTAACTCATAAGCAGGATTGCTGTCAAACTTTCCTTATTGGAGTACCTGATTTTAACGTCTGCACGATTATAAACACAAATACTAGTATCTCGGATATTACCCGCTATTGCCGTATTCAAGGGAATAATATACGATATGCATTTACTTACGCCCCACAGGTTTGTCATCTTCTGAGGACGTATACTCTATCTTCACAGACTGAGTATACTTTTAACTTAAAAATAAAAGGAATTATAACTAAAATCACAAAGCGAGGTTTATTACTTTATTCTCTCTTTACGAAAGTAGTATCTTTAGTATTGTCATAAGTGTTAGACAATTTATCTAATGAGTCTTTATAGTGTTGACTTCTAGCCCCGCTCATTACCTTGTTATAAGTACTTCTGTTCGATTCATATATAGTCACAATGTCACTGTTAGACAATGAAGTTCCATGTTGCCTTAGTATATCTATTAAGACAACGTCTGGCATTGTAAGAAATACACTGTCTATGTGCATGTAACGTTTTGTGTCTTCTCGAAACTGAAGAACTTCCTGTATTGTAGGTACAGCTTCAGTATAAATTGTGTCAACACAAACTTGTTCTACATTATCCTTTTCAGGATTGATGAGATTGCTAACTTTATCATGACAGATAAAAGTTAGTGCGCTAGCAACTAACATTCCTAATAGAATTAGGATTGTTGCTAAACTCCAGGCTATTGCTGAGCCTCTTCCTCTTGAAGAATCTTGTAATTCATTTTCCATTTCTTGATAAATGTTTTAATAGTTAATAAATATGAGAACTTAATCCATACCAAACATATGTTTCATATATAATGGTTTAAATGTTTTAGCTGCATATATTGCCGCGTCTCTGTTAATGAATTGTAGATGAGTGCTTATATCAACGCCTATAAAGCTAAAACCAGCACTAGAAGCTATATTGAAGCAACCTGCATCAGAACCTTTTTTAATTTTGTTCCGATCAATATACCACCAACTGTACCATGTTGTGATAAGTTCGTTTTGTTCGTATTTTGGTACCCATGGTTTATTACCATTAGCAATAAAATTAATTGCTTGAGTAATGGTACTTAACTGTATGTATACTAGTACATGCTCCTCTAATTTCCTACGCTTATCAATAGGTTTCTTACCTAGTACAGCACAAGCACTTTTGTAATCTTTTACTTGTTCGAACATAGTTTTGACTAATATTTGTTTAACATTTTGGATAACTGTTTAATTTGATTAGATACTATATTAAAACTAACTCTATCTATATTCTTTATTGACTTAGCTACTAATTCTAAATCTTCTATAGATCTTCTGATAGATGCTTTAATACCTACTCTAGTAAGAGGTCCAATAGGCACTCTCGCTCCTAATTCCTGTAATTTTTTATTGCGAGCTTCAATAGCTTCAGGAAATGTAGCAAATGTTCCTACTTGAATATTAGTACCTTTATAGTATACTATTACACGGTACGGCTTACTCTTGTTATATCTACACTGATATATATACTTTTGACATTTACTTCTTGTCATTTTATAGTATCTCCTACAAAATAAGTATTATAGTATAAATAGTCTTTAACGTATACCTCTTCAGTCTTTTTACTGAAAGGATTCATGAGTTCTAACACATATGTGTCTGAGTTCCTTATATACTTATTAGTCACAATATAGTTCTTATACTGTGCTTTAAGTTCTACATAATTGTAATAATTATAGTCTCCGTAATGTTTACTTATCAATACAGCTACTATTATTATCGCAATTAACATAAGTAAAAACTCACTAATACTCGTGAGTATACTGTTTGAAGTGCTTCTCTTGACTATCATATCACGCTAATCTAACAGTTACTCTTATAGGTTCTTTGTCTTCCCATTTTACAGATGGAAATAGGTCTGAATCTATATGTATCGTATTAAATGATGTTGCAAGCCATACAATTGTGTCACTTGCCATTCCCTTTGTAGGTTTATCTCTGTATAGATACAATTGGTTATCTTTATCTCTCGCAACCCACATTCGAACTGATTTCTTTGGTTTTTCTTTCATAATTAAATTGATTTTAATTGTTATTAACTATTATTGTACCGAGAGCGGGAATCGAACCCGCACGACCTTAATGGTCATGGCAGTTTAAGTGCCACATGTTTACCTATTTCATCATCTCGGCTTATAAGGCATTAGTTTTCATGAGTACAAACTGGAAGATTTATTTAACTCATTACTTAACACACTCACCACGTGAAGGTTGCCTGTTTGAGTGCAGCCAGTATATTCATATTCACATATAAACATACTGACAATACTACGCTTAGTATTTGATGACAAATCCATACTACAGAATGAATGTAATAGGCTAATCTATGGATACTGTAAGGACTATCCTACGCTTAGGACAAATATGTGACATGTTGAACAGGAATACCACCTATCTCTACACAGAGCATAAATAAAGTTTGTCACATTGCATGATTTTTAAGTCTGCACTAATACTTATTGTGATTGGTTTAGAGTGGCTATGCCAACGCTCTGTATCCCCAATAAATCTATTTCTATCCTGTAAAGGACACAATAAGATATAAGCCCCACATGCTTGTCAAGGATTATCACCTTAAAGAACTCTCTACCTACACACGCTAACTCTTAAACGTCTCGAGCCTGTGATTCAGTAGAGAGTTATTTGACACTTATTGTTCAGTTAGTGTCAGACTGTCAAGCACCTCATTAAGCCTATCGAGGTAATAGCTTATTCCCATCTATACTTGCTTTGGTTAGTTGCTACAAAGGGTGCACTCACAGCGAACCTAACTGTGCCCTTACCACGTGGTTTTACTATTATAACCTATTTGTGCATAATAAATTATAATAGCTTCTTTGACTCTGCATTCTGTCGGGCTTGTCACCGGCACTCGGCTGCATTAAGAAAAGAAGTATAATAATATAGTCCTTAGCGCTACCTAAGTCTTTATAAGGGCATACCTAACTTATATTATTATACTTTAACGTGGTTAAGCTATGTTTCACAACATATGAAGATAATTTGCATTTCATAGAATAATTACTTTGCGAATGAATTTTTGCATTTTACACCTAAAACTTTATAAGTCGCAACTCACATTCTAGTTGGAATAGTTTGCTTACATTTTATAATAAAGAAACTGGTGCCCTCAATGTCTTGGGATTGTTATACAACTCCGTAGCTTACGCTACTCCGAAGTTATAGAGTTTTTTTGACACTATGTGTCTTCAATTGATATTAAAATACTAAATTCGCTATATATTGTAAGGATAACAAAATCTACTTACGAAATTCATTGTCATAAGTGGAGTAGATGAGCCAAACCAACACTCCTACCCAAAAGATTGTGTAAATCCAGTCGACTGCTTCTACCATATTGTAGTGATTATGAGATGTTTATAGATTAATGCAAAAGAATAAGATTAGGGCATTAGCCCTAATTCTTATTCGTCAGAGTCGTCAGACATTTCAACGAAATCGTCCTCGTCGATACGGCTCTCAAGACTGGCTCTAAGACTGGCAACAGTCTCACCAGGCAGCATCACAACGGTAGCTCGGTTAGATATCGCCTTCTCACCTTTACGGTCTTTACGATACTTCTTCTTCCCGCCTTCCTCATAAGTAACGTAGTGAGGTCTCATATCCAGAGTCACTACTTCACCTACAGTAGTAATCCAGGTGCTTTGGTCGTCAATGTCGCCTTCCCACTTGTCTCCACCCTTTAACCTCTTCTCTACTTGTTTGTACAAGAAGCCTGTACGAGTCTTGGCATTCTCAAAAATAGCCTTACTGTACATACCAGACGCCATTACACCGTCTTCTTCAGCTAATAAAGATAACAACACATAATCATTGTCATCCTTATCCTTCAAGACCTCAGCGCCGTAAACAAATAATTTCTTCATAATTTTGTCCTCCTAAATTTAGATTTGAATTCTGATGTTCCTATCGGGGTGTCTTCGCCCGAATACGTATAGGGGGTCCCTGAAGTTTGGTACTCCACACACGCAGACTTTCTCTATAAAAAATTTTTTGTTAAAAATTGTTAAAATTTTGAAGTTAAATAGCCATAATTGTTGTTAATAAATGTTAAAGAAATAGTAACTAACACATAGTATGAGACGTTTATAGGGGAGTAAGAGGGGTTACTAATACAGACTAATAAGTTCTATATCATAAGTAAGCCATTATAATTACTCTTACTTTAGATAACACTGTAATATGAAATATGAATTTATGAGAAATCTCCAGACTGAAAAAGAAGTCAAGAGATTGTTGAGTAAGAATATTGAGATATTATCAATAGTAAAGAATGGTAAAGCACAAATAGCTAAGATTGATAATAAGTATTACTACATAGAACAAGATCCCTTAAAATATAAGGGACAAATATATTTACAAGAAGTTGAAATTTTAGACAATGAATAAAGTAAATAAGATAGATAAGGCTTACTCTGGTAAGATAGTATATCATGGTAATAAACCATATCAGTTAGTACCAGAGTTGAAGAAAGGTATGTGTGAAGGTTGTAGTTTGTATAATAGTAGTTGCCCTACTAGAGTTACTGGTTACTGTACTCAAGGTTATATACTTAAGAAGATTATATTATGACGGAAGTAAAAGAGATAATAGATAAGGTATATGAGACTATAGACAGTCTATACGAAGATGGTAAATTAAGACCTTATATGAGAGTATATGTAGACAAAGATATTATACCTGAAATGTTTAAATCTATAACTGGTACTTATACAGATAATAATCCAGATACTTATATTTTTAAGTATAGAAGTACTTATAATACTGATATAGAATTTGTAGGTATTGATAGTAATTTGATGAATGGTAATCTTATATACGTAGAATATTATCCTTCAAATGAAGGTTTGAAGAATATTTACAGCAAGTTCCTAAAATTTGGTAGTATTGAAGACCTCGACAATTTAATTCTTCTTTATACCAACGATATAAGAAAAAAGGTGATAAATTCTTATATAGAAGACGGAGAGGATGAAGAGATGGCTCAATTTATAGTTGATTACTTTGAATATATCTATGGAAAATATAAGTAACAAACGCTTAATACCCATCTGGTTTAATGATAAAGAATTTGCCCTAGTAGAGGAAGAATTTCTTACTGAAATGAATAAACAGATAGAAAGGCTACTGACTACTAAAACAGATACTATAAAGATAATTCCAGAAGAATGGCAATGGGAAGTAAAACTATGAAAGAAGGAAAAAAGAATGATTTCCAAGACGGTAAACTAAGATGGGATTTACTGCCTTTAGAAGAGATTGAAGATATAGTTAAAGTATATACATCTGGTGCTAATAAGTATGGTGAGAATACTTGGCAATTATTGAACAACGGTTATCAGAGATACAAAGCTGCAATGTTAAGGCACTTACTTGAGTATGAGAAAGGCAATAAGGTTGATGAAGATACAGGTTGTCAACATTTAGCCCAAGTAGCTTGGAATGCAATAGCTATGCTTTACTTAGATAAACACGGAAAAGGAAAGGAGATAAAAGAATGAGTTTTTGGTTTGGTGTTATAGTTGGCATACTTAGTATGTATACTATATATAAAGTTAAGGAGAATTTAAAGTTATGACGTTATATGATCCAGAATTAGCTGAGATAATAAGGAAAAGTACTCCAGTAGAGATACAAAGTAAATAGTTTATAATAGAGCCTTCCAGGGGTGGTAAATGTGATGGCTGTTACTTTCAAAACCAATTGAGATGTCCAACAAGAGCTGTTACGTACTGTACTTCTAATGGTGGTAACATACTCAAAGAATATGATAGATAGAGAAGCATTGGCTAAAGAGTGGGAAGAATTACTAAAAGAATCTAGTAAAATACAGAGTAGGATTAAAGCCTTAGATTTAGCATTTAGATCTACCACAGATGAACTAGCTGAGTTATACTTAAGAGAAGATATTACTGGACCAGTAAAAACTTGTATTGAAGGAATAGACCATGTTTTATTTGATCTAAATCAGAAAGTATACCTGGTCAAGAAAGATAAAGGCATATTACGTTTATATTCTACTGTTAGTTATAGTAAATATATTAACATGGAAAAGGAAACAAAACGTAATTGCTAACGTTATAGTAATAAACCAAGTTTGAAGAATATGAGTGACGAAGATAAGATATTAGAAACAGTCTTAAACAGACTGAACTACAAGTTCCTTAAAGATGTTCTAGTAAAACCATTAGAACCTGTAATGGTTACTAAGGAATTTACAGAACAAGTTCCTACAGGGGAAGTAGATGAAGAAGGCTTTAATAAGTACGAGACAAAGACAGAGACTAAAGAAGTAGAATCTGAATATGGTACTGGTATTGTATTAGCCATTCCCACTTGTGTAGCAGAACCTGAATTTAAAGTAGGGGACAAAGTAGTTTACAATAAAAAGTTCTCCAAGGACTTTGATTTATTCAAAGATAGTCAGTTAGTCAAACCATTTGATGTAATTGCTGTTTGCGAATAAGAAAGAAAAGATTTTTTCAAGCATAAACGCCCAACCTACTTGAAAATAAGCTTTTTCATATAGAAACATATTTTAAATATTAATAGATTGTGGTAGTTGACCCCGGTTTCATGCCGGGGTTTTCTATTATCTGTTAATGAAATGTTAACAAATGTTAAAAAGTATTAACAGTCTATTAACAAAGGCGTTTTAGTGTCATGGAAGATAAATGTTGGCTATTAGCAATACTGATCGGAGTATTAGTAATGTGGGCCTGTAAAAAGTTAGAAAAATGATGTCAGATTATAAAGTAATTAAAGATTGTGGGTTACTTAAGAAAGGTGACCGATTGTTTTGGGATGAGAGTTTAGAAGCTTATACTTTAGATGAGTCTAAAGAGGGCTATGAACGTTCCATTATGATTAATGATAAACTTGCAGAAGACCTTTGTAAAGAAGGTTTCCTTACTACAGTTGCTACAGACAAAACAGTTATTGAAGATACTGTTGAATTTATTGATAATTTGGTTGGACAATACAAAGACGATTTACTAGAAGTACAGAACAAGTTTGAGAAAGGTGAAGTACAACCTTGCGTCAAAGTAGAATCTGAAACAGTACTGTACAATTTGATTAAGTTGGCTAATAGTATTAAAGGTAAATTAGAGAATGAATAAATTAGTTAAAGGTGTCTCTAAAACTGATTTATACAATGAATTCTTGAAAAGCCTAAACGGTATATTAGATCTTACTGATAGGGAGTTACAATTACTATCTACATTTATATAGTTAGATATAAATACACCAAAACTCCCTAACATCAGTAAGAATGTGATAAGTACTGAAAATAGAAAGTATATCAGAAAAACATTAGGTATTACTCCTGATAACTTAAGTAGATATATAACTAAGTTTAAGAATCAAGGTATACTTGTCAAAGGCAGAGTAGAAGATGAAGTAATGGTAAATAAAGCTTTAATACCAGAAGTAATCGGTGATAGAGTACAAATAACAATAGTGTTAAGATTAAATAAAGATGAAAGTACAATCAACAATGCTTGAACCAGGTTCCATTATAGTTTGGAAAGATTATAATTTCCTTAAGAAAGCTTGGTATGGTCTATGGAATAAGCATTTGCCTTACAATAGGTTTACTCTTATTACTCAGAAAACGGAGTTACTAAGTATTAATGGAAATTTTGATAACGAAACAGCAATATACGAACCTATACGTAAGTATAGTAAATTAGAAGCTAATAAACTAGCTATAATAGCTAATGACTTACATTACTCTAGTAATTGGTCGGATATAGCAGATGTTATCAATATAATTAGACCAAATACTATCAGTGGACCTATTACTCTAAATGAATGTAGATATTATAAAAGAGTAAAGTTCAATGAAAGATCAACCCAGTATATATACTAAACTAAGTAATAAGTACAACTTACCTTATTAGATCATCGAAGTAATATGTAACAGTCCTTTTAGGTTTACTAATGAAGCTATAACTAATTAGGATAATAAACCTATCAGATTTACTTACTTGGGTAAAATTAAATTAAAGAAAAGATATGAAGAAAATACTTAATACATACGATCCTGTAATTTATCCTAGAAAGCTATGGGTAGCTAACTATGCTGAAGGTTTAGATAAGAAATTCGTATTTTGTAATATAGAAGACTTTAACATAGTTAAAGAAGATACCTATAAGAGCTTAGTAGAAGAGTTTTATGAAGAGTATACTGCGGCAGTTACAATACCAGTACACTACAAAGCTACAGGAGAGGCAGGTGTATTAGTAGTTATTTTCAATCCAGATAATCTTGAGGATGCAATAAATACTATTGCTCACGAAGCTACACATGTTACAGATTACATGTATGATTCATTGGGTTTGTCAGCAGAGTGTTTTCATAGAAATGAAAACTATGCATATTTACTTGGATGGGCTGCAGGCTCTATAAGTAGTAGTTTAATTAAATTTAAAGAAGAAAATGACTAAAGAAGAAAGCATTGCAATGTGGAAAGTAGAGAAAGCTCATACAGACAAGAATCTACTTACAAAGAAAATGAATAAACTCTTTGATTTAGTAGAAGAGTTGATTATGAATGGAGATCTTATGTATGATCAGTTTAGTGGTGACATGCTAGATGAAGTAACTACTACTATTATAGAAAATGGTAAGAATGAAACTAACTTAGATAGAGCTGCACAGATTGATCTTATATGTGAGAGATTATATGAAAAATATACGAAGCAACATAACAACTCAGAGTCTGGAGAAGGAGATAATGGAGTTCTAGCAGATAATACAGAAGTATCAGATGAATCCGGAGTATGTACATCCGAAGATACCTCTGACACTAGCATAGAGCATACTACAGAAATTGAGTAAAGAATATTATTTAGGTTACAGAATAGATTAAAAAATTAGACATTATGAATAAATATATTTTAACTGAGCAACGTGCACTTATAAAGCTTGATACAGAAACACTAAAAGTTAATAATATTGGTGCTTCATATAATGTAGATTATATGTGGCTTATCGAAGAAGACGGAGTTATTACTTACTTTGACAAAGAATACGAAGTAAAAGCAGGTAATGTAGTAATGTTGATGTATCGAATTGGGGATGAGGAACACGGCGATATCATCGTGATTGATAACAAAGATCTTACTAATCACTACGAACGTAGAAAAAAGTACTACGAAGAGCAAAAAGGCAGAGAGAAAGCTAAAGATTGTTGCTGTGACTGTGAATGTGTATCTCAAAGTTGCTAATTATGGATAAATTATTAATTGATTAGTATGGTACTAAGACTCTGTATAATACAGAGACTAATTCCATCAAAACTACACCCTCAGACTTTGATGTTAGATGTGCATTCTTTGCCGAATAGGACGGACAGATAATTACTGAAACTGAAGTAGTAGACTATAATGCAGGTGATTTAATACTGTACTTTGTACATTGGAACGGTGTTGATTATGATACTAAAGCAGTAATATGTACTGACATAGTCGCTAAGGATGACATCAGCAGATGGTTTAAAAGTCTGACTAAGAAGATCGAATCTAATGAAACTATTTGATATTCAAGGAGGTAAAGTAATTATTCATTCAGATGCTTTAGGTATCCCGTGCTTTAAAAAAGTATGGGATGCTGATAAAGCAAATAAAGAATATGCTACTAAAGTAATCAGTTATATAGTACTGATGAACAAATGGAATAGCCCATATGTTCAAAGTATGGAAGCTGAAACTAGAGAACCCAAACTCAAAAAGGAAATATTTGGTGATGAAAACTACCAACTTACTGCTGAAGAAATTAGCTGTGAAAATGACTATAAAGCATTCTGTCATACTCGTACGTTGGAGATGCTTGATAACATGAGATTAAAGCTAGATAGTATCAGTAAGTATTATAAAGAATCCCTCGACGATACTCTTGATGAAAAGAAAATTAAGGACCTATTAGCTGGTATGACATCAGTAGGTAATGTACTTAAGAGTATAGATACTTTAGAGAATATGGTTAAAGCTGAAGAAGTAGCCATAGGTAAAGTTAAAGGTGATGCCAAGATTAATCCTTATGAGTTGGCGAGATAATACAGCAAAATGCAACCTAAATTAAACAACACGTTTAGAACAATATAAAGATAAATTATGAAAGCACGATACGATATTACAATTGATTTGACTAAAGGTCAAGAAGAATTCTGGAGACAGATTGATGAAATAGACAATATTCTGAAGCCTAAAAAGGGTTTATGGAGTAGAATCAAAGCTTGGTTCAAACGATAATTTTGATGGCCTAACGTGGGGGCTTAATACCCACGTGATATTGCCCTCTAATTTGTAATGGTAGCAAGGCTGGCTCTAACCCAGCAGGTGTGGGTTCGAATCCTACGGGGGCGACCAATAACTAAGTGAAGTATGGCGCGCATACAACGTAACCACCTGAGTCCCTGTCTAATTCTAGATGTAGTCAACACGCAGGTCCGAATCGTAAGTCGGGGAGTTTGACGTAGTATCTCCTACAAACTACGTGCACTGTGAGGATTTGGACATATTAGTACAATTAAAGAATGAGGATGTCTATAAATGTGTTAATATCGCTAGTTCGATTCTAGCCCTCACAACCATGGAAAAGTTAAGAGATAAAAACGTACTTATTGAAGTACAAGGTAAGAGTTACTGGCTTGATAAAGAAGCCTACGACAAGATGAAAGAATGGGTAAAAAAGAGAGAACTTGAATTTCCAAAAAGATGGTTGACTTTAACAAAAAAATAATCAATTCAAATAAATTTCGACAACCTGCCTTGTAGTTTCTAGCTACAGGGCATTATTGTTAGTATCCTGAAGGTACCTCGGAATACTTCAAATACTGGGACGAAGAACAAGATAGATGTATTAATGGTTATACTGCTGATGATGGCGATTTCATCAGTGGCTATAACTATTTTTATTTAAATTACTGTCCTATATCCCGTATTGTTAATCATATTACTACTGATAAAGATGGCAATACTGTAGTAAAGCGTATAAATGAAGTTAGTTTTCCAGACTTCTGGGACTATGACTATTACTATTTTAATGCTGTTCAAGAAGCAGAAACAGTGGGCAAACATCTATGTCTACTCAAATCAAGACGTAAGGGTTTCTCTTACAAAGGTGGTTCTATGGCATGCCGTAATTTCTATTTGATACCCAATAGTAAAACATTCATATACGCATCTAATAAGCAATACTTAACAGATGATGGTATTCTTACTAAAGCATGGGATTACATGGACTTCATAGATAAGAATACGGCTTGGGGTAAGAAACGTAGTGTCAATACCTAGATGCGTAGACGAGCTGGTTTCTATACTAAAGACGATTATGGTAATGTAATAGAAATGGGTTACAAGTCAGAGATTATTGGTGTTACTTTGAAAGATAATCCTGACGTAGTTCGTGGTAAGAAAGCCAACCTTATTATGTTTGAAGAGGGAGGTTCTTTCTCAGAATTAGGAGCAGCATGGCAAATTGCTAGACCTTCTGTAGAAGTAGATGGTATAGCCTTTGGTACAATGATTGTATGGGGTACTGGTGGTGATGAAGGCTCTGCATTCGAAACCATGAAAGACATGTTTTATAATCCAGATGGTTATAACTGTTTAGGTTTTGATAATATATGGGATGAAACAGCGACTACTAATAAATGTGGTTTCTTTGTACCTCAGTATACTAATCTGGATATACGTGATAAAGATGGTAAGCGTATATACATGGATGATGATGGTAATACGTTTAAAAAGAAATCATTAGAACATATATTAGCTGAAAGACAAGTAGTAATAACTAATGCTACTAGTAATGCAGCTGTAGACCGTTATGTGGCAGAACGTCCTATTACCCCAGCTGAAGCCGTGCTAGAATTTAATGGTAACATATTTCCCAAAAAGGAATTACAGGAATAGTTATCATTACTTAGGACTAATAAGAAATTATAGAACCATAAACAAGTAGGAGACTTAATTCAACAACCAGATGGAACTATTAAATGGGTAATTAAGAAGACTGGAGATATAACTCATTATCCATTAAGAACCAAAAGAGACGAAGTTACAGGGGCTTTAGTAGGTGATGATCCTACTGGTTCTATAGTAATATGGGAACATCCTAATAAAGACGCTAGTGCAGGTCTTTATATAGCTGGTATTGACTCATATGATTATGATGAATCAAGTACCACATCTCTTGGTTCTTGTTTTATATATAAGCGTATACAATCTATAGAACAATATTCTGATATTATAGTTGCTGAATATACAGGTAGACCTAAATCAGCAGAAGAGTTCTATGAGAATGTAAGAAAATTATTGCTGTATTACAATGCTAGAGCAATGTATGAGAATCAAAACAAAGGTATCTTTGTTTACTTTACTAATAAGCATTGTGACTACTTACTAGCTGATTAGCCTGATATTATAAACGATATTGTTGGCAACTCTAAAGTAAACAGAAAGAAGGGTTGTCATATGAATAAACAAATCAAACAATGGGGCTGGGGTCTTATCAAAGATTGGCTTAATGAGATTAATGCAGATGGTAAGAAGAATCTATACAACATAATGTCAGAACCGCTATTGGAAGAGCTCATAGCTGCAAATGATGTGGTGAACGTGGATAGAGTAATGGCGTTGACACAAGTAATGATTTATAGAGAACAGCTCTATAATGTCAAAGTAAAAGAAATAAAAAAGGAGAATAGAAATAGGGTATTATTTGAAGGCCCTATCTTTACTCAACAGTGGTTTCATGACGATGAATCTACTGATAATATCGAAGCATATATGTTTTAATTATGAAGAATATTAATCAATTTCCTTTGTAGAGATTACCTATGTCTAAGAAAACATAGGACTGGAAAGAGTCTTGTGTTGACTATATTATAGGACATAGTCAAGGTGGTTCTAGAAATGGTAATACTAGAACTCGTAAAGAGGAAATGTAGACATACTATGACCTTTACAATAGTATATATAATGAGAAGGATCTTAAGTATGTTACTAACCCCTTTAAACAGCAAGATGGTTTCCCTGCAATGGCTTAGGATTATAATATAATTAAGCCTAAAATAGACCTATTATTAGGTGAAGAAACTAAAAGACCATTTAATTTTAGAGTAGTACGTACAAGTGATATAGCTACTAGCGAAATGTAGGATAAAGCTAAACAAATGCTTATAGACTACATACAAGCTACTATCATGAGTAGACTAGGCCCTGAAGAACAGGCTAGATACCAAGAAGCATTACAATCAGGTGAAGTAATGCCACCAGAATAGATACAAAAGTACATGAGTAAAGACTATAAAGATATAGCCGAGATAACAGCATATCATAGTCTAAACTATTTGAAGAACAAGTTGAATATTACTCATGAATTCTATAAAGGTTGGAAAGATGCTCTAGTTGGTGGTGAAGAGATATATTACGTAGGAATAGTAAATGGAGAACCTCATTTAGAGAGAATAAATCCCATTTACTTTGACTATGATACTGATACATCTGATCTTGAATTCATACATGAAGCACAATGGTGTTGTTATGAGATGATTATGTCTGTTACTGAAGTATATGACAGACTATATGATAAGATGTCAGAAAAGCAATTGAATGACCTGCTGGACATGATGGATGATAGTTCTAAAGGTGGTATAACCCCCGAAGTAAGAAAAACATCTTTAGACTATCCTCACATCAAAACTCATAGTATTAATGGGTTTGCTGCTAATCCATTTGAAGAATCTAATAATGTGCACGTATGGCATTGTTGTTGGAAATCACTTAAGAAGATTGGATTTGTAACAATAATTAATCCAGAAACAGGTATGCCAGAAGACTATCAAGTTGATGAAACTTATAAAGTAACAGGCAACGAAATCAATGTAGAATGGAGATGGATTATTGAAGTTTGGGAAGGATATAGGATAGGTGAGGATCTATATGTCGGTATAGAACCACTTGAATATCAACATGTATCCGCAGATAATCCTAATTCACAAAGACTACCATATACCGGAGTAATATACAATAATACTAACAGTAGACCGCGTAGTCTTGTTAGTATGATGAAGCCATTACAATACATGTATATCGTACTTTGGTATCGTCTTGAATTAGCTATGGCTAGAGACAAAGGTAAAGTAGTTACTATGGATATTACTTAGATACCTAAGTCTATGAATATAGATGTAGCTAAATGGATGCATTACTTATCAGCACTTGGAGTTAACTTTGTTAATCCATATGAAGAAGGGTGGGATATACCAGGCCGTGAGGGTGGTAAACCGTCCCAATTCAATCAGATATCTGCTTTAGATCTTACTATGGCTAATACTATTGATCAATACATTAATTTAATGGACAAGATCGAAAGTATGTTATCTGAGATATCAGGAGTAAGTAAACAGCGTGAAGGTTCCATTGCATCTAATGAATTAGTAGGTAATGTAGAACGTTCCGTAGTACAATCTGCTCATATTACTGAACCTTGGTTCTGGACACACAATTAGGTAAAAAAAGAGTGTATTACTATGTTATTAGATACAGCTAAATATGCTTGGAAAGATAATAAGACTTGCATATAGTATGTATTAGATGATGCAACCAGAACATTCTTAACTTTATCTGATGATTTCTTCTATGAAGATTATGATATATTTGTAGAAGATACTACTAAGAATCAACAGCAGATTGAAGCTCTTAGAAATCTTATGCAGCCTGCTATGCAAAATGGTGCTAGTTTGCTTGATATTGCTGAAATCATCACCATGGATAATGTTACTATGATCAAGAATAAACTTGAAGAAATAGAACAGAAAAGAATGGAACAACAACAACAAATGGAACAAGCACAAGCAGAAAGAGAACAGCAATTAGTTCAAATGCAGAATGAGGTTAAGGAAGAAGAACTTATGCTTAAAGAAGCTGAATTAGATCTTGAAAAATATAAGATTGATACAGACGCTTCTACTAAGATTACTGTTGCTCAGATCAATGCATATAGGGGTTCTGAAAATATGGATCAAGATATGAATGGTATACCTGATCCAATAGAAATAGGTAAACAAGCAATTGAACAACAGAAAGTAAATTCTGATGCAGCATCTAAGCAGTTTGAGTTGAATAATAAGAAGCGTGAGATTGAAATGAAACGTGAAATCGAGAATAAAAAGATTCAACTTGAAAAAGATAAGATGAAGCAGGAAATGGAATTACAGAAACAAAAAGATGCAGAAGCATACAAGAGAGAACAGCTTAAAGCACGTACAGCTCTGAAGAATAAGACTAATGCAGAAGCAGCTAGAAGTAAGAAGTAATATGAAGATAATTAAGAATAAATTCATACCGTTTAAAGGTTATAAATTAATGAATTTCTTTGGTATTATATTTCAGAGAAATGATGCTATTGTAACAGCGGATGAATACAACCATGAAAAGATACATCTAAAACAGATGTAGGAAATGCTTTGGATTCCTTTTTACTTATGGTATGGTATAGAATACCTATGTATAATGTTGTCCTGTAAATGGAATAAACAAAGCGATAAATATCATGACGTTAGCTTTGAAGAGGAAGCTCACAATAATGATAAAAACTTAAACTATTGTAAAGAGCGCAAGCACTATTCATGGTTTAAATATGTAAAAATAGGTAGTTATAAAAATAAAAAATAAGGAGGAATAAATTATGGCATGCGGAAAAGGCGGAAAGAAATCCGGTGGTAAAAAAGGTAAAGGTGGTAAATAATAAGTAATAATGGATAAACAAGCATTTAAATAGAGAATGCAAAACCTAAAGTCTTACCGGGAGAATAATCCCGGTAAAGGCTATTGGGATTGGAAAGTACAAGCCTATCAGAATGGTGGTAGACATGCTTTAGGTGTTGGTTAGGTATTTGCTTCACTTGCTGATATGTTATTCAATAAGGAAAGAAGAACACCGGCTATGGCAGCTGCTGCATATCATACTATACATCAAACCTAGAATGATCTAGCGTTAGCTCCAGTTGAAGCACCACTTATAGAACCTATAGTAGATGCGGTGAAGAGTGCAGACGAAACTCCATATGATCCAGGAGAAGTATTCTTATTATCTCCTGAAAATCAAAAGAAGCAGATAACAAAGAATCCTAATTACAGAGTAGTGGATACTAACAGTGAGGAAGATCCTTATGGAATTGTAAGAAGAGCTGCTAACTATCACAAAGAAATTCATGGAGAAGTACCTGTGTATGATTATATAGCTGATTCTGATACAACTATTAAAAGAAGTAATTTAATGCCAGTAGGAACATTACCTATGGGCGATTATACTCCAGAATTACCTCATGCTGGTAGCTATAATTCTGTATTATATTACAATGCCGGCAATGATAAACTTTATCAAAGAGCATACGATTTGAATGATTATGGTCCTACTGATACTAAAGACAAAGGAGCTTCTAGTATGTATATTGGACCAGTAAGATGGTTATCAAGACAATTAGATAAAGCAGGTACTCCTTTTGTTCAGAGAACTGGTTTTGTACCTTTTGATGAAGAAAAATATTACAACTAGTTACCTGAGTCTGCAAGAAAGAAAGTAGGTGAATGGCGTAGGCTTAGAAATTCATATGAATATGGTGGAGAAGTAGATGAATTTCAACGTAAGACCAGAAGAGATATAATGCAAGAGTCTTTAGTAGATGGAAGGCCTGATTACAATAAGATGTTCTAGAATCAGAATGAATATCAAAAAGACTTTGCAAACTATTGGTATACTGAGAGAGCTAAGAATCCGAAATATTCAGATTAGATAGGAGGGGATAAACTAAATAGTGTATTATCTAATGTAAACAAAGCTACATGGAAAACTCCTACTGAAGCTATGAGAGATAATATGGTAGGATAGGGTTATAATCCTACAGATGCTCAGATTAATCAACAGCTTAATATACTTAAGGAAAAAGGTACTAAGGGTTTTGCCAATCCAAAGGCTCACAGTTATACTTCATTAAGGCCTGCTAATACTTGGCATGAAGGTATTGGCCATATGGTAGGAGACAATACTCCAGCTATACTTAATGCTGCTCCTAATGTACGCATTAGTAGTCCTGATAGTTCGTATGAAGATTATGTCAATTAGGCTAATGAGAAACACGCACAGACTTGGGACTTTAGAGGTAATAATTCAAATCTGAAAGATGATTAGGGTAATTACTATATAGATCCTAATAGACAACTTACTCCTGAAGATATAAGTAATATGCGTAGTAAAGGAGCTAAGATACCTGAACAATGGGAATCATTAGAAGATGCAGACATATCAGAACTCACTAATACATTTGCATATAATCTATCTTAGGATCCTATATACTTTATGGCTAATGGTGGTGAGATAGGTGATCCAGATGATGAATTTACTAAAGCTATTAATACTAAGTTAGGTAGAACTCCAGATGGTAGACCATTGCAACAAGGGCTTAAGCCTGTATTTGATTTGGAAGATGCAGCTAATTTAACCCCTGTAGGTGATGCTATTGCTGCAAAGGATATGTATAATGCTGCTATGGATAAAGACTGGACAGGTTTAGGTTTAGCTGCTGCATCAATGATTCCTTTCGTTCCTAGTGGTATGCGTAAAATTAATAAGAAATTTAAACAGATACCTAGTGTACATAAAGATACACAACAATTATTGGATGCTAAATTTCAAGAGTTAGATAAATTAGCTCAACGTAAGGCAGATTACGGAAACGAACAATACCGTATTATGGAGAGAGTCATGGAAGATCCTAGTTATATGAATAGAGCCAGAGAAGTAAAATAGAAGTTTGGAGATGACTATTCTATACCATATGCTGATATGTTTATAGCATATAATGTCGATCCTGATGTGCTGCCTAATGTTTAGCTAATGGACGAACTAAAGAAAGCCGGTTCAATGCGGAGAACTGCAGACGGTAAATTTATATACAAAAGGAATCCAGATAATGATTACATTCCAAATACAGCTGAACATGAATTAAGTCATTTTACAGATTTATTAAAATCTGGTAGACCTGATGCTCATGCTGGTAATAATGTATTCTACTAGATGACAAAAGATCTGACAAAGAGAGTAGGAGACAAACACGATGACTATTTTCTACTACCCACTGAATAGAAAGCTCACATGAATTAGCTTAGAGAATGGATGTTTCAAAATGGTTATATTAATCGTAGAGATTAGAAAGTTACTCCTGAATATATGTCTAAGATCATGAAATAGTTAAATAATGTAGAGGGAATGAAAGGTGTGCAAAGAGCAGCTTAGCAGTTTAAGAGTAATAAAACCTTCACCAAATGGTTCAATTCTGTACCATTAATAGGAGCTGGATTACTTGGTGTAAATAAATATTTTACTGATGAAGATAAACAAGAAAAGTAAGCTTGCGGAAAGAATCAAAAATAAAATATTAGAACTAAACGATTCTTTAGAAAGCCGCAATAAAGAGTTGTCTTTTTGTAAGAAATATGGATCAGCATCAACGACATATGGCGACGCTTATCCAGATACATCTAAATGGCCTACAAGTAGACAATACCGTATTTTAAAACGTTTCGATAAGAATACATATTTTACAGATAATGAAAAGAACTTCATTATCAATTATTTAATAGAGTGTTTGGTAGACAATCAACCATTTGATTGTTCTAGTTTAGGACCTAATAAATATCTAAATGAGTGATTTAATAGACTATACAGGTATCATGCCGGTCTACCCTATACCTACATACAAGTATGGTGGTATTCATATTAAGAAAAAGAATAGAGGTAAGTTCAATGAGTTGAAACGTAGAACTGGTAAATCAACTGAAGAACTTACGCATAGTAAAAATCCTTTGACGCGTAAGCGTGCTATATTTGCTTAGAATGCTAAGAAATGGAAACACAAAGGTAGAAAAAAGAAATAACAATAATCTAATTATATATAATTATGGATAGTAATACATTGAACGGTTTTGAAGTATTTGAAGACTTCATGATGCCAGGTAATAATGTAAATAGTAATCGTATGCCTGGTAACAATGAAAATGAATTTGAGGGGGCATCGGAAGAATTGACTGATGAGGAATTGGAAGAACTACGTAAAGGTAATAAAGGCAATAAAGAAGAAGAGGAAGACGTAGATGACCCAAAGAACAAACCTTCTAAAAAAAGTAAACCAGAGGATAACGAAGAAGAGGAGGAAGAGGAAGATAACGAACCTAATGATGACCCAGATAATGACATTGATAATAATCAAGGAGAAGATATTGAAAGTAATGCAGTAACTAGTTTCTTTGAAGCATTATCAGATAAAATGGGTTGGGAATTAGATGAAGATGAAGAAATCCCTCAAACTCCAGAAGAACTAGTTGAATATTTCAAAGATGTTATTGAGGAGAATTCTGTACCTCAGTATGCCAGTGAAGAAGTAGAAGCATTGGATAACTTTGTAAAGAATGGTGGTAACCTTAGAGATTATTTCCAGATTGACGGAGACTTAGACTTAGAAGAGATTAATATAGAAGATAGTGAGGTAAATCAAAAACTGGTTATCAAAGAATTCTTAAAAGAAAAAGGCTTCAATGCTAAACAAATTGAAAAGAAATTGACTAAATACGAAGAAGCTGGTTTACTCGAGGATGAGGCTACGGACGCATTAGAAGCCCTTAGAGACATTAAGGAGCAAAAGAAACAAGAGCTATTAGAAGCGCAAGAAAAGCGCGCTAAGGAGCTTAAAAAGCGTCAACAGGAGCAATTTAATACCGTTGTCAGTGAATTGAAGGGCATGGATAATATTCGTGGAATTAAAATACCTCAGAAAGATAAATAGGCATTATTGGAATATATATTCAAACCCACAGCTGATGGAAAGACTCAGTATCAGAAAGACTATTCCAAAAGCGTGAAGAACTTACTTGAGTCCGCCTACTTTACTATGAAGGGTGACACCCTATTAAAAGCAGCTAAGAGTGAAGGCTCTAATGCAGCTATTAATAAGTTCAAGAATAGTTTGAATAGAACTGGAGTAAGTAGAAAGACTAAAAGACAGGATAACACTAGCACTGAGTCTATGTGGGATTCTTTTGCACGACAATTACGTGTAGATTAAATAACAAATAAATTATAATTTACTAATATTTTATGGATAATAATATTCTGAATAATTTGGTTTTGTACAAAGGCAAACGTTTCTCAGACTTGATTGATACCAATAAAATCTCTGCTGCTTCTCAGTAGAATCCGTATCAAGTTGCTACAGTGTTGTCTTATGTATTCGGAACTAAAGATAATGGTTACAATACTTCCCTCGACATGCTGACTGGCGGTCTTGGTAATGTAATGACTATTGATCAACCGAGCTGGGAGTGGAATGTAATGATTGATGCAGATAGAGCCATTACCATTAGAGATGCTAAATGGAATGGTGCTGCTATCACTGATACTACTACTGCAGGTTTGGGTAATACTCCTATCTATCTGTGGTTGGAAGAAAATTGGTTCGGTCCTACTGCTGTATTGGAATTGGACAATAAGGAATATCAACTGCGTGTTGCTGGTGCACCTTATCAAGATGGTAATCTTTGGGTATATACTTGCTTCATTGCTGATGGTAATCCTACTTCTTATGTTCCTGCACAATATCTGAAGGCTGGTAGCCAAGTTAATCGTCTTGCTTCTGCTGTTGAAGAGTACAGTGAAGAAGGTGATATCCTGAACTATAGTACTCACTTTAAGATGCGTAACTACCTTACTACTATTCGTATCAACTACGATATTACAGGTTCTGCGTATTCTACAGTAATGGCTATTGCTCTGCAAGATCCTAAAACTGGTAAGAAATCTTATTTGTGGGCTGACTATCAGGAATGGGTTGCTCTTCGTGAATGGTATAAGAGATGTGAACGTATGTTGGTTTACATGAAATCTAATGTAAACAAAGATGGTTCTTGTAATCTGAAGGGTACTAATGGTCGTCCGGTATTCATTGGTGCTGGTCTGTTGGAACAGATTGCTCCATCTAACAAGCGTTACTATACTCATTTAAGTGCTGAATTGTTGGAAGACTTCTTGTTTGACCTGTCTTATAATGTACTTGGTACTAACGAACGTAAATTCGTTGCTTTGACTGGTGAAATGGGTATGCGTGAATTTGACCGTATCTTAAAGGAAAAGGTAGCTACTATGAACTTGATGGATACAGTATTTGTAACTGGTTCTGGTGATAGCCTGAAGTTCGGTGGTCAGTTCAAGACTTACCAAATGACCAACGGTATTGAGCTTACTTTGAAATATTTCCCGTTGTACGATGATCCTGTTTATAATCGTCAGTTACATCCTGTAACTCTGAAACCGCTGGAATCATATCGTATGACATTCCTTGATCTGGGTAGACGTGATGGTGAGGCTAACATCGTTAAGGTAGTACGTAAGGATCGTGAATTCGTTACTTGGTACACTGGTGGTGCTGTAGCTCCGTCTGGTTACGCTAATTCTAAGAATACTCTGAGATCTAATGGTAAGGATGGCTATACGGTATTCTTCCTCGGTGAAATGGGTATCATGTTGCGTGATCCTCGTGCTTGCGGTGAGCTGATCATGGAAGCTGAAGACTAATTAATGTTTTCATAATTTAGGGGGCTTAGGCCCCCTTTCCTACTAACTTGATAAATCTAATATTATTATTATGGAAGTAATCGTTAGAATCTTAAAAATAAATCCTTGGAGCGGGATTACAAAATGGTCTACTTGTTATGACTATATCGCTTCTTACTGGACTAGATCTGGTAACTTATATACAGGTCTTACTGCTTAGGATGCAGAAAGATTAGAGAAAGAAATTGGTTATCCTAGTGGGCATCTTTCACCCGCAAGTTCATTCTGGGATACGTTTGCTGTTAAATTAGGAAAGAATGATCTTATTCTAAATACAGATAAACCAGAAGACGAACTTAAGTATTTATTCTTGAAAAAACATAAAAGAGTAGCTGATGGATTAAATAATGTAACACCTTCTACTGATTATGTTATTATTAACAAGGATAGTGAAGCTAAAGAAGCTAATAAGATCAATAAGATTAAACGTGAAGCATATAGAGAAATGGATAAAATGTCTATTGAGGATATGCGTAAGTGTCTTAGACTTTATGGTATCAAATCTGATACATTGTCTAATGAAATGGTTGAAGCTAAGCTTTCTGAACAGATTGAAAGTGCTCCAGATAAGTTTATAACAAGATGGGTAGAAAACCCGAATAGAGAAATGAACTTCATAATTGAAACAGCTATCTCTAAGAATATCATACGTAGAAATAGAAGTCAATACTATTTTGGTACAGATATGATTGGTAATGGCTTGGAAGATGTAATAGCTTATCTGAATGATAAGAAGAATCAGGACATCAAATTAGCAATTATGAATGAAATCAAATCTAAATAATGAAAATATCTGATTTACATAAGGCATTTAAAGTTCTCATGGATAAGAATTCAGAGGCAGTCGCTTTCGGTGGCTGCCCTGCATTCCTTCCTGAAGAAATAGATTTATTTCTTAATTAGGCTTATATAGAAGTAATATGTAATAAGTACACTGGCAATAATACTTTAAAAGTAGGATTTGAAGGTGCAGTTAAACGTATTGCTGATCTATAGAAACTAATTAAGACAGATACAGCATTATCATTAGTATATCCATACTCACATTCTAATGTGCTTACTTTATCTAATTTCTTTAATGACGGAGAATAGCTTAAAAGAATGTTCTATGTAGATTGTGTGCTTCACTTTAATGGTGAAGCAACAACATGTTCATTAACAGATCATGAAAAAGCTAAGGGTTTCTTACAAACATATAACAATATACCTTGGATTGAAACTCCTATAGCAGTATTAGAAGATAATACTTTAAAGATCTATATAGATCCTATACGTATGTCTTCTGAACAATATACAGCAGATATTACTTATATTAAATATCCTGAAACTATTAGTTATAAAGACTATAATAAGGATATTACCGAAGTACCTGATTATGTACTTAATGAAGTAGTAGACAGAGCCGTAGAGATTGCTCTAGAGACTATAGAGTCATAGAGAGCACAAACTAAAGTACAACTTGATAGCTTAAATGAATAATGAGCCCTAGAGAATTACAAATAGAAGTAGAGAGACGTTTACAGTTAATCAATCCTGAATTATCTTTAGCTGGCAAATTACCATCCGATACTATTATGTCATTCATTAATGAAGCTATTGATAAATTCTGGAAGACTAGGTATTCTGGTTTAAATTTCAAACAAAGAGGATTTGAATAGGATCAGAAACGTACTGATGATTTACGTACTTTGGTTACAAAGCATACTTATAAAGATAATGGCATTACTAAGGTTAATCAAGAAACCTATACAGTTACCTTACCTGATGATTATGTAATACTGTTAGGTGATACGGCAGGTATAGCTCCTGCAGATGGAGTAATAAATAATTGCTGGGAGAAGGATGCTTTAGGTAACTATAGAATAAAGTACAGCGATACTATAGAGGGTACTATTGAAACTGTTGATAGAATCAAGGAAAATTCATTATCTGAGTATCGTCTAAAGTATACTAAAGCTAAACCAATCAGACTCATATAGGATAATACAATTACTTTATACACAGATGGTAATTATAAAGTAGCCGAATATACTATTGAGTATTTAAAGAAACCAAGTAAAGTAGACCTTAAAGCTAATCCTACTGATGAGTATACAGACCTTCCTAGTCATACTCATATGGAAATAGTTAAATTAGCAGTATAGTTAATATTAGCTACTTTACCAAATTATAATGTATATTCTAATGAAGTAAATTCAATGGAATAACATTAACAGAAAGCGCTTATTGACGTGGAAATTAAACTTTTAAACAAGTTAGGAAAGTAGAAAGTAAGCGAAAATAGACAGAAGCGCTTAATATGTCTAATCTAAAATAACAATTACATTATATGATAACTTCAGTTCACACCGTTCTTATCGGTAAGGAATGTCCTGCTAGCTATACTACTGTAGATGTTTTGAATGCTGGTGAAGTAGCTTTGTTTGATCAGAATAAAGCTATCCTTAAAACAGCAGCAGAAGCCGCTAAGGCTAGCTCACTCTATGTAGGTGTTGCAGGTGAAAAGATCAATGTTACTATGCCTAATGGTAATGTTGCTTAGAAAGCTAATATTGAATTCTCTAATGAGATTCAGAAGAGTTCTAAACCATCTGCCGTAATCGGTCAGCATGTAGAACCTACTCAAGATAAAGTAGTTATTACTTTGACTGATGCTACTATTGTAGCTGGTCACAGATATGTACTTCGTGTATTGTATAAAGATATTGAAGCTAATAGCTTCCAATTTACTCATACTTATGAAGTATATGCTGAATCAAATGAAGCACAGAAATTAGCGGAAGCTTTTGTAAAGAAAATTAATGCTCACAAGAATCGTCGTATTCAGGCTGAGAATGCTGCTGCTGTTCTCACTTTGACTGCTATGGTTAAAGATGATAATGAAGGTGTTTATTCTCTGAATGAATACTCTGTAGTAGATATGGAAGTATCTCTGTATCATACTGTTCCTGGTGCATTGCTTGCTAATCAGCCGGAAGCAGTATCTGGTGCTACTATTGCTAAGACTCCAGGTAATCCTGGTAAAGGTTTCTGGAAGCAAGTTCGTGATGCAGAAGTACGCTACATGGGCTATAAAGGTCATGTGTTTACTGGTGCATATCCTGAAGTAGAACAGGCTTGCAAAGTAGTAGAAGGTACTTCTTATGACTATGCAGTAATTGAAAATGATAACCTGTATCTGAGTAATGACAACCAATATATTAAGACTACTCCGTTGACTACGGAAGTATACTGTCCTAGTATGGTTAATTCTATCGTTGATAAAGGTATTCAGTCATTTATCAAAGGTGAAACTGTAGCATAATAAAAACAGTGTTTCAGTGTGCTGACAAGGGCTATGGGGCTAAATAGCCCTGTAGCCTTTTTTTATTTAAAAGTATTAATATGAAGATAACTGGTATAACAATAGTAAAACACAACATAGTAGTAGAATTAGATACAAAGATACCTGATTCAGTAGATTCAAATTTGTATTTATATATAGACACACTGAATAACTATTCTAACAGGAGTTCAGTAAATCCTGATAAGCATTCATATAAATTATTAGTATTAGGTACAGACTATAGCTCTGATGTAAAGATTGACGAATAGAGATTATCTATAGTAATAGATTCTAATAAATTAGAAAATATGTGTATGAGTGCGTTTATTGCTACTATAGATAATTCAAGTCAATTCTTTTTCAATCAAGCTGATATATATTATAAAGAAGTAGAATTACTATGTAAGAACTGTAGTACTTGTTTAGATGATCAGCAAATAGATAGAATGATATTGTTTTTATTGAAACAAGATCTGTTAAGTTACGCTATCAATAATAACTTAATAGACGATGCAGTACAGTATTATACAGATATAGCTAGAATGCTAAATATATGTTTAGATACTAAAACTACATTCTACAATAACCACGATTGCTTTGCTTGTAATAAAACTTGTAGAAACGGAGTTTGTTCATTATGCTAATAGATGATATATATAGAATAGGTAAAGAGTATAACTTAAAAGTTAAGTACAACTCTAATCAAGGTATACCTTGTATACGTAAATGGGTTTGTGCTAATCATATTGCTCGTCTATTAGAAAGTGATTTAAAGTTTACAGATGAACAAATAGATTGTCTTAGAGCATTGATAAGCAAGTTAGTACATCCTTTGGATGAAATGTGGAAGGATACTTCTGAAACTGATGATAAAGCAATACTGCTAGAACAAAGTTTAGGAGTAGATTTAGGTATAAAAACATTCTATGACGAACTTTTAATTTGTGAAAAATGACTCCATTAGAAGAACAAGTACAGAAAAATACCACATCTATTAAGACTATATCAGATAGTCTAATATAGTATGCTAAAGATACAGACTTAGATAAGTCTAATGAGAATATATCAGCTAATACATCTGATATAGAAGAATTACGTAATAATATAGGCAGTCTACAAACTCAAATTAATCTATAGAATCGTATTGAGTAGATGAAGGATACTAATATAGTAGATGCTGCTAAATTAGACTTACTTTAGTATGACGGTAAAAGATGGTCAAATATTGCTGCTAATAAGGTAGTTACTGGATTACTTGGTAAATTAGTTGATTTACAAGATGTATCTATTAATAATTTACGTAATGACAATGCACTAGCATGGGATAGTGAATTATAGAAGTGGACTAATAAGAACTTGAATACAGAAATATATGATGACGTATTCTTAAGTAAAATCAAACCTGATTCTACTGCTTATGAAGTGTGGTTTAAAGAATCAGCAATATTTGGTCAAGAAGGTTTTGCATCAGGTCTTACAGGATTTGGTGGTAAGATTGATAGATATGGTCATGCTGAATTTGATAGTCTTACTTTGCGTAGATTTCTTGAAGTACCTGAATTGAGATATAACCGTGTAGAAATTCAATTAGGTGATAAATGGAATGCTCCTGGTGCGGGTGTAATAGAAAGTGTAGAACAAACAGATGAATATTCAGGTGTTATTACACTGAAACTAGAAGAAGGAGAATACGGAGCTATATCAATGGGTGACCTATGTATGGGTATATACCATTCAGAAAAGACAGATGAAAATGCTGAAAATGATGAAGATGATGGTAGAGGTAATAGAAAGTTTGCAGGTTTCTATACTGTTTACTTTGAAGTTACTAACATACTAGATGCACAAAATAAGAAATTTGGTTACAAGCTTAGACCAGTAGATGATTATTGGAATATGACATTTCACCCATGTGCTCAAATGAACTTTGTTGCATATGGTAATAAGACTAATGTAGATCGCCAAACATCTTGTTACTCAACTCGTACTTATACACGTTACTTAGTAAACTAGAACACTTGGGATTAGAGAGCTAAAAACATTGCGATGCAATTTGGTAATCTTGATAATCTCAATATGTTTGGTTACGATATGAGAGGATATTCAGCATATCTTAATTCAGTATACTTTACTGGTACTATTACTCAAGTAAAGCCAAATGGGGAAGAGATAAGATACGCTAATGATAGAGGTCCTTGGGAACCAGATACTCATTATGACTACTATGATAGAGTAAGTGTATTAGGTTACTTATGGTTATGTGTTAATATAAATGGTACTGATACCAAACCCAGTGATAGTAATCCAGATTGGTTAATGCAAGTATCTAAAGGTGATACAGGAGAAGGGCTGATAGTACGTAGATCTGAATGGTGGCCTGGTAGACTATATTGCAATGAAAGTGAAGTATCTCCAACAGTACAACCATTGAGATACTTAGATATTGCTTTAATTAAAGATTTAGGAACTTCTACAGGCTATAAGGCATACAAATGTATATCTACTATAGATAGGGGATTAGGACAAGGCAAACACTTATCTTCTAGTGATAACAAGCCTGGTACTCCCGGTGGAGTTGAATATTGGGAAGAATTAGCTCAGAATGTAGCTAGTATTTATACTGATTTGATTATAGCTAAAAATGCTAAATTAGACTTTATTACTGGTAACTCATTAAGAGTTGGTTATCAAACTGGTAATACTACTAATGATTTTCATGTAGTAGCAGGTATTACTGGTGAAGGTGGTAATGATAACAATTCTGTTCGTATATGGGCCGGTACTACTGAAGAGAATAGGGCTAACGCTCCATTCTTAGTTAGACAAGATGGTAGAATGGTAGCTAATAACGCATCCATAAGGGGAGAAATAGAAGCATTATCTGGTACTATTTAGTCACTTGAAATTACAGGTGTGCTATTTGGCGGTACAGAGGCAAACGGAATGAAACTGTTCTCTAGTTATATAAAGTTTAAGGAAGGTAAAAGAGAAGCATTAATAGGTACCCCTAATTCTTTAGGTTACTCGTACTTTGGTTCTTTTAAAAGTAATGCTAATGATTTTGACGTTGCATAGATAAATGATGGTCTGTACTTTGATATTACTGGCAGTTTAATTCGTAATATGGCAATATACGGCTCGGGAAGTTTATCATTATATGGAGATGTGGTAGGTTATAAACTTAGTTATGCTACAAATCCTTCTGAAAATTAGATACTGTATCAGCAATATTCAAGGACTATATTTATAGGTAGTAGCGTTAGACGTATGTGGTATGGATTACCACATCTTGATAGTGTAAAAACAAAGTTAGCCATACAAACTCTTGAATGGGCTGTTCCTGTAACATTTGTTTATAATCCACGTAGTAATCCAAAAGAATGTAATATATGGGGTAGAGGAAATAACGACAGTGATTCTAATAGACCTATATTATATGATAATAATGGTAATAGAATAGAACAGATTACTGTGAATGTAGGAGATGTTATGGATTTTCTATTAGTATATTCACAAAACAAATATTATGCAATACTTAGAAGTAGATCTATTTAATTATGAAAATAAATTTTGCACAACTGGAAGTATACACTGACATCCAAAAAGCAAATAAGATTTGTATGGATGCTAGACAACAATTAGGTGAATTAATTTATGAAGTAGGTAGTGGTATTAAAGCTCATTCTTTAGCTTTAAAGATATATAATTCTGAAGGTGAGCTAGAATATACAGATGAAGAAGTACAAGTTATTATGCAATTTGTAAATCAATACTGTAAGCCTGCTATCATAGATGCTATGAATGCATTAAAAACAGAAGACAAGTAATATGATTACAAAAGGAATTAGAATAAGTTAGTTAGTCGAAAGGAAAGATCTCAATGGTAAAGAAATAATTCCTTTTCAAGATGGCATTCACAATGGTAAAATGTCTATTGATTCGTTAATAGACTATATAGGAGATGTATCAGATAGTGATATAGACCTACAATCGTTAGTAAAGATATAGGAGTTTGTAGATACAGTATCAGAAATGAATACTCTACTATATCAAGCTAAAGAGAATGATATTTATTATTGTAAAGAAAATAAGAAATTATACATTAGAAGATTCAATGAATGGGAGATAATAGATCCTCTTAATTCTAAAGTATATGTTCTAGTAGGTTTAGATGAATATAACCGTACTAATATCATACATCTCTGGGATGGTAATGATATGGTAGTAATGTCTGAAAGACTATTTCTTGGAGAAACAACCGGTACTGCTTATGATGGTGGTAAAGGAAAGGCATTAGCTGATATAGTATCTAGAATAGTTATTGACGGAGACGGTACCAAGTATCTATCTGATGATGGTACTTATAAGCTTATTGTAGCAGATACTACTGAAACAGTAAAGACTACAGATGAAATACTTGTTGCAGGTGGCCCATTAGCTGATTTACTTAATAAAGCAGGTATTAATAGTATCAGTCCCGATACCAGTATGCAGGACTTATTTATATCTCTATTTACTAAAGAATTGTGGCCTACTAATCTTGTATTCAAAGAAGGTACAGTTAGTGCAGCAATCGCAGCTCCTTCGTTCACATTGAGTAGTACAAACTTAGTAGAAGTAGGCGCTACTGTTACTATTGGAAAGACTACTCTATCTGCTGCTACTATGTCTACTACAGCTAGAACATACAGTGGATTTACTTATGGTTATAGTTCTACTAATGATAATACTAAGGATTCTTCTAATACTACTATAACAGTTAATGCTAGCAATGCTGCTTTAAATTCAGTTAATTATACTATGAAGCGTACTACTAATGGTAGTGTAGAGAATGCTACTGCTAATACTAATCCTGCTTAGGTTACTTTAGATAGCAAGACATTTAAAGCTATTGAAGGTACTAATACAGTAAAAGTAGATATAACTGGGCCTACAGCTAATGCTACATTTGCTTCTATGCCTGTATATTACGCATGTAGTAACTTAGGTAAGACTAGTGAAGAACACAAATCAGTAGCTAAAGATACTGTTACTAAGACTAGCGCAACTCCTTCTAATTCCAAAACATTGAATGTTACAGGAGTATATCCTTACTATACCAATAAGGATAATATTACTGCATTTGCCAAACTAGCATTGACTACTAATAAAACATTAGATGTTACATTTGTAGCTGAAACAGCAAGCAATAAACACGCATTTAAGATACCAGCTAAGTTCAATGTAACTAAGATTACGCTGTTGAATACACTTAGTGGTAAGTATGAAGACTATAGTGTTAGTAGATTCTCTGTTACTACTGAAACTATAAATGTACAAGGTACTAATGTACAATATAAAGTATATACTCGTAATGATGGAACTAACGGTTCATCTTCATTTAAAATAACATTTGCTTAATTATGAGAGATAGAGGAACGTTTAATTTTAGTGGTAATCTTGAAGTAAAGAAAGATGCCCCTCTCGAAGCTAGATCGTTAGTTAATTCATATGCAGATCTAGTAAAACCAGAGACCTGGACAGATGAATAGGGAGGTATATGGAAATATGACTGTATGTTAGTTTCCTGTAAAGATAGACCTGGTAAAGTATATCAATTATCACCTGGCGCTGACTATACTAAAGAAAGTAATTGGATTCTTATAGGTGATACATCTGAACTTAATAACAAAGTACAAGAATTTATAGATAGTAAAGGAGCTCCAAATGGTTTAGCTTCTTTGAATGAAAGTGGTATTATTCCATCTGCTCAATTACCGTCTTATGTAGATGATGTAATAGAAGTTGATACTTTTAGTAATTTACCTGGTACTGGTGAATCTGGTAAGATATATATAGTACAAGATACTAATTTAACTTATAGATGGTCAGGTACTGCTTATGTTGAGATATCTAAATCATTAGCATTAGGTGAAACTAGTTCTACTGCATATCCTGGAGATAAGGGTAAAGCTACTACAGATAAATTGAATAGAATACCTGATAAACTAATTACTGATACAGTAAATGTAAATCAATCTACTACTGAAGCAGTTTTAAATTTTACTACTTATAGACAAGAAGCATAGCAAGTAGGTAGAAATACTCTTACTATTACTTCAGCTACTACATCTCAAGCAGGTTTAATGTCATCATCAGATAAAACTAAACTGGATGGATTAAAAGATCAAGCTGGTATTACTTCTGATATTGATGCTGTATAGACTAATTTAGAAACACATATTAATAATAAGTCTAATCCTCATGAAGTTACTAAAGATCAAGTAGGATTAAGTGAAGTAGATAATACTTCTGATGCTAATAAGCCTATATCTACTGCTACACAGAATGCTTTGAATAGTAAGTTTAATGCTTCTGACGGTAATGCTTTAAAGTAGACAATAGAAAATATGCCTAATCTTGTAGTTACTGAAGGAAGGTTATCGCATAAAAATAACGAGATATCACTTAGTTTAATACAACAAGATCTTAAAGACTAGGCTAATACGGATTCAATTCTGTTAAAATTTAATCCTGCAACTGATAGTACAGCTGGTATTATTCTTCCTTCAGATAAGACCAAAATAGATAAAATAATTACTAATGGTAATGGTACTAAATACTTATCTGATAATGGTACTTATAAAGAAGTGAGTGGAGGATCTAGTAGCTCTGATATAAATATAATAGAATTACAAGATATTAGAGATATTATTAATATTGTAAATCATGAAAAAGATGCAGCTTCTAGTGATATAAGTTCAGTTTTTGGTGGATCTGTTAACTTTAGAGCTATAGTTGACGATATAATAAAAACACATACTAGATACTTTTTTCACGTTAAAGACACTCCAGATACTAACTGTATACAGTTATCAGGAGTAAATGCTTGGAAGAATCTAGATAGCACTCAATATGAACTGCACTTTATTTATAACTATTATATTTCAAATGGTAATCAGAGAATTTGTAGAAGGGTGAGTGTAATTGATAGCGATAATACCAATAGTAATTTATTTATTGTAGAAAATGTAAATGACATGTATGTCTTATCTAAAGATAGAGATAGACGTAAAATGGTATCTTTAGTAGGAGAAGGCTTTGATGAAAGTCATTGGTATCCTGTATCATTTACAGCAGACCCAAATGCCATTGTTCCTCCTTGTAATTTAGTAATTTGGAATAGCCTTAATAATGATTCTGCGGGAATAAGCCCTAAACCATCTTGGGCTACAAATAATGGAGGTTTTACATTGCATGTTGATATGTCAATTATTGGAAGTGGTTGGGGTCAATATGCTAATGCTAAAAATAAATTAAATAATTATGATGGAGAATGGGGAGGAGAAACAGCAGTTGGAGAGATGCGACAAACTACATAGACTTCCACATTCTATATATATTTAAGAGGTGGAGCTAATTATTTTTATACTAGTGACTATGCAGAATTAAAAATGACTGCACATTCCTCTGAAGTATTAGATGGGTATAATACGTATTCTATAAAAGATACGCAAGGAGATATAAAAGATTTCTTTACATATGTTGAAAATGATCTATTCGCAGAAGTTAAGAATCTACAAATAGTACATGATAATGAATTTAATTTTGCAAACAATAGTATTGGAAATTACGTATGGATTAACTATAGATCTAGATATGATACTGTAACTTCAGCTAAAGCAGTATATGTAGGTAATGGTCAAGCTGGTGCAGATGGAGCATATGGTGCTGTACATGCATCTGGATTCTTTAAAGAATCTGATATTAGATTAAAGTCTGATATAGCTCCTTTAAGGCATACGTTAGATCAAATATGTAACATACCTACTGTAGAGTTCAATATGCACGATAAACATCAAATAGGTACTATTGCATAGGATTTAGAGAATAACTTTGCAGAAGTAGTTAATACTGATAGTGATGGTATGAAGTCTGTAGATTACTGTATGTTAGGAGTAGTAGCTATCGAAGGTATTAAGTTACTTAAGTAGGAAGTAGAAGATTTAAAGAAACAAATAGAGGAGTTGAAGAATGGAAAATAAGGCTATTCAAATTGAACCTAAGGCTGCTACAGAAATGTAGAGTTGGACAAATATTTATGATAGAGTACCATCTCAATATAGACAATATGTAAGTTATCCTACTACAACTATGAAAGAATGTCCTTCTAAGGCAGAGATAAATAGCAAACTTACTCATGCTTGTACTACAGATTCTAATGAATTAGTTGACTATAGTTCTATTACCTTAAATTTCTCTGAAAGAGAAGAATTAACGGCAGATTCGTTAGCCGAAAATTGGATGCACAATAGTACTACATAGAGAGATATTCAATTGAGATACGGTACTACTATACTGCTTAATTAGTTCGCTATACACCAAAATATTCAAGATTATACTAGTAATTACGTTACTAAAATTACAGGATAGTCACAATACTTTGAAGTGTTGTAGTTAGATAGAGGAATACTACGTGTAAGACCTTTATATGGTAATTAGACAAACACGATGAGAACTTGCACAGTAGCTGTAACTGCTATGGGTAAAACTACATATATATATTTGTCACAAGACGCAAATCCTTTTTAATTTAATAGTTAATATGGAATCCACAAACGAATTAATTACAAAAGCAGAAGCTTATGCAGAAGGATTCAGTGTTGTACCTAACAATGAATGTATGACAAAAGCTGAGTTTGTTGCTAATCTGCCAACCCCCCCCCCATTTCTCATATGACTTTCCATTGGGAAATAAGAGGTGCATTGTAATAATAAATGGCAGCATTGCATCTAAAACTATACAGATAAATGATGATACAGTAGTACTTAATCCTAAAGATGTATGGACAAAATCTTATTATGACACTACTCCAATAGATGTAATTACACAAACAAATTTAGAATTCAGAATGATTCATTCAGAAGGTAATTCTAAAGACAATAATCAACAATGGATTTTTCCTGATGAACATTTAAATGCACAAGCTGGAAACTATTTACTAACTGTCTCACAAACACCTGAACTTTATCTAGTATCAGTATTTTATATTACACAGTAAACAATAGAAATAATGAAATATTTTACAATTGAGGAAATGACAAAGTCATCTACAGCAACAGCTAACGGTATAGACAATACTCCTTCAGAGGAAGGGGTATTAAAGCTGTAGAAGCTAATAGAGGCTGTTTTAGACCCTTTAAGGGAATGGTACGGAAAGCCCATACGAATTACGTCTGGGTATCGCTGTGAGGCTTTAAATAAGGCTGTAGGTAGTAAAGCTAAGAAGAGTTAGCACCTATACGGCGAAGCAGCTGATATTACTGTAGGTAGTAAGACAGAGAATGAGAAATTATTCAACTATATTAAAGATAATCTTCCATTTGATCAGTTAATTAATGAATCAAACTTCTCTTGGGTACACGTATCATATAGAGAAGGGAGATTACGTAAACAGGTACTAGCACTATGAAAACAATCCTATATCAGCCTTTATTTATAAATCCTTAGGCATACTTTGTATTTCCTCAACTGTATCATATAGAGAAGGGAGATTCCTATATTGAACCTGCTAATATTACTGGGTAGCTCATTATAAATGATCTAACTCAAAGTCTTACTTCAACTCCTATATTAAATGTAGTATAGGATACTAATTAGGTTGATTTTGGTTTATTCAAAGGTAAACATATACGCATTAGTCAATATACTAATATAGGCTCTGTAGTATTAGGTGAATGGTATGTACCTGGTACACCTACGCCACCTGAACCCGAACAACCAGATTGGTTTAAGGAAAGTATAGTTGCTTGGTATTCTCCATACTGTAAACAGCGTATGACGAATTTCGATGTGATAGAGTCGTATGCGGAAGATTTTACAACATGGGTGGTTAATAAAGAAGGAGTTATTGCTAATGTCACAAGCAAATCTATTACAATCACCAATGTTTTAAATTCAAATCCGCTAATTTATGCTTATGGTACATTTAGCGTACGCCTTAAAATAGATGGATTAAAAGATGGTCAAGGTATATTCTTTGGAGACAATAAAGAATATACAATTAGTGAAAATGGTATATATAACATTGATACGACAGAAAATATAAGAACTAATTTTATCGGTGAATGTAATATCACCATCACCCAGCTTCCTACTTCTATTCTAAAAGACTTTAGCGGCAACGGCAACCACGCCTATTTGTATAGTTTTAAAGGTAGATTGAATAGTGGTGTTGGCATTTATGCTCAAGACTTTACAAAATGGATTTTTGGTTCTGCTATTCATAATATAAGTACAAAAGCTCATAACAAACTTCATATTGTTAAAAAGAATCCTAATAATTATTTTGGTTTTACTATTGGTATTCAAAAAGCTAATTGTTATAATAAGCCTTATAAACTTAAGTTTAATTTTAATAAAGAAATAAATGATATTAAATTTAGCATTGTTTCTACTGATGGTAATTTAATTACTACTCAATGTTTTTCGGCTATTATAAATAATGGTTCTGTTGTAGATATTCCTATTATAAGTGAAGAAATATTTAACAATCAAAAAGAACCAAATATTTATTATGATTTTAGTACTAATAAAGATATTGAAATTGACATAGAATTAATTCCTGATTATCCTAATCAGCTTTGCTATGATGGTAAATCCTACACTGTTGCTTATGGGCTTCCTATTCTAACTGATTATACAGTTATTGCTGATAGAACTTGGTTTGTAGATAAACAAGAACGTGTTTTTATAAGTAAGGCAACCGGTCAAAATGGTGCGTTTATATTTGAATATAAAACTCCGACAAACAATAAAACTTATTCTTATTATCAGCAGAATGATATAGTAATAGATAACAATAATAAAGTTGTTTATCAAACTAAAAATAGTTATAATGGAACCCCTATATACGCTGGAGATAAACAAGATACTGATGTTTTATATATAGGAAGTATTAGAGTTCCAGATATTAGGAGTTTCGTTGGTTGTCACGGAGATATTCTTCTTTTCAACCGTAGTTTAACGAAACGTGAAATATCTTGGGTAAAGAATAATATGATGTGTTCTAAGCCGCAAGAACCTGATATAGACCTATAATGTATCTGGTGCAGTTAAATTAGACTTCTTAAATATGGAAGAAGTAGCTAACTTTGCAGGTACTATTAAATTTACAAATGTGGTATAATGAAGAATTCTATAAAGAATAATATATTTGGTGCAGTAGTATATTTCACTACTGCATTATTACTTAATAGTAGTACATCATTGCTAATGCTATTTGTTAAAGAGAATAGTGATAGATGTCATTACTATAATGGTAAATGGAATAAAAAAGACTTAGCAATTGGAATTTCATCTATTGTATTGGGGTCTATTGCTAAATATTTTATAACTTTAATTTAATAAAACTTATGATAAAACAAGAGAACCCTAACTTCGTAGCATCTTTTTATGCTCCCAATCCTATGGAAGTAACTTATTGGATTGACTTATCTACTGATGCTAATGGTAATGTAATTAAAAGTTATACAGGCAATGACTGGTTACCGGTTAATTACTTTACTAATACTGATTAGAGTGTAGAAATAAAGAAACTGAAATAGGAAATTGCAGATGAGGTAAATAGAGCTAAACAGGCTGAACAGAAGTTAACCAATGACCTAAACGGTAAAGCAAATAAGTCTACTACATTGGCAGGTTATGGTATTAATGATGCTTATACTAAATTAGAAACAGATGCTAAGGCTATCGAAATAGCACAAGCCGAATGTGCCAGATTAGTTGCCTCTGCTCCTGAAACTTTAAATACATTAGATGAAATAGCAGCTGCATTAGGTGACGATCCTAACTTTGCTACTACTATAACTAATCAATTAGGTACTAAAGCAAATAAGTCTGATGTATATACTAAAAGTGAAGCAAATAATAAGATAAATACTGCTGTAGCTAATAAAGTAACTTCTACAGATGTTACGCAGATTAAAATAGTAGATGAAGTACCTGAAGTAGGTAGTTAGACTCCTGGTATATTGTATATTAAACTTTCAGCTTAATTATGGGACAAGTTGGTTTAAATAATTTAACATTCCAAGAAGTTGCTGCTAATGGGAAATCCGTTCAAGAGATGTGGTTGAACGGTTCTTAGATATATGCTGCAGGTGACTTATGGTATGGAGTACGTTTTACAGGTAGTAGTCCTGATGGGGTAAGAACTGGTAATATGCAAATGCATAAAGACCTACCAGTACAATCATTATTCAAAGGCTGTAGACTTACTTCTGATGGTACTATTAAATACTTTAATGCTACAGATTGGGATCATTACGAAGATGGTTCTGAAGTAACTAATAGCATTGAAGATGGTAATGATATGGTTGAATTACCTGATGCATATTATACTGTGGTAGTACACGGAGACTATGATTGGGAAATCAGAATGTCTTTGTATCCCTTAGAAGGATATACTAAGTTTAGTAAGAAGTATTGCTCTGCATATGAAGCTTATAGGGACGGCAGTACTTTATACTCAATTAGAAATCAAGTACCTACTGTAAATACTAATAGAACTACTTTCTTGACACAAGCTCGTAATGATAGAAGTAACAGTTATGCTATCTATACTTATGAGATACATAAGTTTATTACTTGGTGTTTTGTAGTTGAATATGCTACCCTTAATAGTTAGAAAGCAGTTAATACTGCATTAACTGAAGAAGGTTATCATCAGGGTGGGCTTGGTAATGGTATTACTAATGGAACTAAGAAAGAAAACGGCGCTAATAGATGGGCTTTTGTACCTACAGGTACTACTAATTCATTAGGTAATAGTTCTGGTCAAGTACAGTATTCATACGTTAATACAGATGCAGAAGGTACTGAAACACAAGCCAGTCAATACGCTAATAGATATAGAGGTATTGAGAATCCATTTGGTCATATATGGAAGAACTGTTGTGATATTGTTGTAACAGGAACAGACAATAAGATATACGTCACCAACAACAAAGAGAATTTTGGCATAGATAAATCGTTATATGAAGACAGTGGTTTAACTACTCTAACTACCAACGGACAATGGGTTAAACGCATTACAAACAATGCAGCTGCTGACTTATTCTGTTAGGAAGGTGGAGCTAATTCTACTACGTATTTCTGTGATAGTTATTGGACGAATGCTGTAGAAGCTGACAGAACTTTACTGTTGGGGGCTTGCACGGGTGGTGGTTCCGGTGCGGGTTTATTCGCTCTGTATTCTCTCGTTGGCCTTGGTTATGCGGATGCTCTTGTCGGTACTCGTCTGGTATATATCCCTTAATTATTAACAAATAGGTTGTCGTTCTGGATTGAACAAGTAAGTTAGATAGGGGCTAACACGAGTAATAGTTCCAATGCAGGTTTATTCAATCTGAATTCTAACAATGACCTTAGTAATGCGAATGCTAATGTCAGTACAATGAAGCACGATTATCAGAGAACTATCAGTGATTTTCAGATTATTTTTGAGGAACGAGACCTTGCCTCTTGGCAAAAGATAACTAATCTAAACGAGTGTGTTGGTAACTTCGGTGAAGACTCACTTAGGTGCTTCAGATGAAAAGATATAATAATTTATTTGAAAAGATTGTTTCAATAGACAATCTATATTTAGCTGATAAGAAAGCTAGAAAGAATAAGAGTAATAGAAATGATATTAAGGAGTTTGACAAGTATAAAGATAGTTTATTGGTTAGATTACAAAGTACACTGATAAATCAAACTTATACTACCTCTAAGTATGATACATTTATAATTAGAGAACCTAAAGAAAGACTTATATTTAAATTACCTTATTATCCTGATAGAATTGTTCATCATGCTATTATGAATATATTAGAACCAATTTGGCGTTCTGTATTTATTACTAATACTTATAGTTGTATTAAGAAGAGAGGAATTCATAAGGCATTATATGATGTACAAAGCGCATTGAAAGATAAATAGAATACAGTATATTGTCTCAAGTTAGATGTAAGAAAGTTTTATCCAAGTATAGACCATGAAATATTAAAGTAGATAGTTAGAAAGAAGATTAAAGATAATAAGCTACTTGCATTATTAGATGGTATTATAGACTCTGTAGAAGGAGTTCCTATTGGTAATTATCTTTCTTAGTTCTTTGCCAATCTTTATTTGTCATACTTTGATCATTGGCTTAAAGAGGATAAAGCTGTAAAGTATTACTTCAGATATGCAGATGATATGGTAATACTTCATAGTGATAAAGAATACTTAAGACAATTACTTGATGAAATAAGAGAGCAGTTAGGCACACTTAAATTAGAAATTAAAAGTAATTATCAGATATTCAGAGTAGAAGATAGAAGTATATCTTTTGTAGGATATAAAATCTATCACGATTATACTCTGATTAGAAAGAATATTAAACACAAAATGTGTAAGAAAGTTGCTGCTATGAATAAACTTAAGCATATGACTTATAGTGAATATAGGTAGCAAGTCTGTAGTCATATTGGTTGGATGAAACATTGTAATGGTATCAATCTACTAAAGAAGACAATCAAGTATCATTAGTTGATTGAATATGCTAGAAGCTCGTAAGAACCGCTATTGGTTTCAGTCAATAACATTTTTTGAGTTAGTAACACATTATTAAATCTGTCGTTATATAAATATAATCTCGAACAAATGTCATTTAGTCTCAGTTGATTTTTAAACCCCTTTTTGAATCTACTGGGACTTTTTTGGTTACCTTATCAAACTATTATCTATGAATTATTATCAGTTAGGAGAACAGACAATGCCGATATTTAAAAATATGTTTAGCAGTGTAGAGAAGTTTACTATCAGTGCGATTGGTGGATTAATATCTCTATACTCTCCGGTTTATGTCCCTATCTTAGCCTTAGCTGCTATTATAATTTTAGATACAATATATGAATGTAAGGTAAATAAGAAGAAGGAGACAACCGATATTGTTAGTAAATCTAAGAGATTATTTTCTAAGATATTTTATAAAATACGAGATGCTATTGTAGCAATCTGTGGTGCATTCACTATAGAGAAGTTTATAGTAACTTCAATTAATTTACATGCTGTAGAATTTGTTGCTGGAGCTATAGCACTCGTAGAATTCTTTACTTTACTTGAACACTTAGGTAAACTTCATCCCAGATGGAAAGTATGGACTTTACTTAAGAAATTAGTAAAGAAAAAAGGGGAACAGATATTAGATGTCAAATTAGATGATGAACTTTCAGATGATACCAGTCATAAGCGTAGTTAATTGGTTAAGAAAGAATTTCAAAGTAGTCGCAGTAGGTTTAGTTAGTTTACTTATTGCGACTATTTTTTATCAACATAATTAGCTACAGAATAAGAACAGAGAAATAGACAGAATAACTAACAACATAAGAGCATATGAAGAAATAGCTTCCAATGCTCAGGATAATAGCAGAGTACTTTAGCTTACTATAGATGAACTTAACCACAGTAAAGATAGCTTAATATAGCAAGTTAATAAGGTTAAGAAAGAATTAAAAATCAAAGACAAGAACCTAACTGACGCAAGTGTAATCAATACCTAGATTAATGATTCTGTGAAAACAGTAATCAAAGAAAAGTTAATAGACTTTAACGAAGAGCTAAAGCTCAATGATTTAACAACTATCATAGTTAGTAGAAAGGACTCAATCCTAACAGCCAAGATTGATATAAAAAATCAACAAATTATATTTGTAGAAGATAAGAAAGAATATAAACGTTTCTACAAAAACTGGCTACTTAGGTTCTTCCACTTTGATTTCAAAAAAGTTCGTATCAAAAATTATCAGATTGTAAATTCAAACCCTTTAATAAAGGTAACAGATACTCGTATCATTGAGTTACCTAAGTAAATAATATATTCAATAATTATTAATCAATAATAATATGCATAGAATATTTCGTGTTAAGGCTTACGAGATGGAACATGGTCCGCACTTCAATGAGGAACACGCTCGTAAAGCTGTAATGAAAATGGAAAATGAGGATGGTACTCGTGGACCGCATTGGTCTATAGAAGAGACTACCACATTAGCCAGTCAGTATGGTATTTCCTTAACTGGTAAATACAATCGTTACGATTGGTATGTAGCATTAAACATGGTATATTCTGATTACTATAGAGTTATTATGAACATTACTGGTTCTAATAACACTAAACATTACGTTGAATTCGCAAAGGCTTGGCTTAATGACAAAGATATAGACGAAGGTAAAATGTGGTACTACTACATTTACGTAATGTGTGATAAAATCAGAGAAGCTGAAATGGAATGCTACGAAGAAGAACTGGAGAAACACGAGGGTGAGGAAGAACCTTACGGAATGTTTAGACGTGGTTCTAGAGGTGGTAGAGGTAGAAGAGGTATGTATACTTATAGTAGAGTATTTCCTTCTATGAAAGAAGAAGACTTTGAAGAGTACAATAAACTATTCGATCACGAAAGCGAAAGAGAATATAATCCTTATAATGAATATAGCCGTGGTAGATCCACTCGTTATATCAGATATTAATTAAAATCAATTTATAAACTAAATCAATTATGTTAGAAGATAGAATTATCGTGCAAGATCGCGGTATCGACGCTGGTCTCGCTGCTTTAATGCAAAATGCTAATAAAGGTATGGATCCTGCAGCTTTGATGGCTATGATGAACAACAACGGTGGTTTCGGTGGAAACGGCGGTTGGTGGTGGATCTGGATCATTCTGATCTGGTTCTGCTGGGGTGGTAACGGTTTCGGTGGCCGTAACGCTGGTGCATTAGCTTCTGAACTAAATACTGATGCTAATACTAATTTGCTCATGTAGGCTATCAATGGTAATAAAGATGCAATAAGCAATCTGTCAACTACTTTGAACTGTGACATCAATGCAGTTCAGTCCGCTTTGAATCAAATCAATGCTGGTGTAAGTTAGATCTCTTGTGATACTAAGCTGTCAAGTTGTGAAGTAATTAATGCTATTACTTCTGGTAATGCAAATCTTGCTTCTCAGTTAGCTAACTGCTGCTGCACAACTCAGCGTTCTATTGACGCTGTAAATAACAACATCACTAAGATGGGTTATGAAAATCAGTTGTCCGTATGTAACCAAACTAATAACTTGGTTAACACTATGAACAGCAATACCCTGTCTCTCCGTGATAGCAATACAGCTAATACTCAGTCTATAATCGCTAAGCTTGATGCTATACAGAACCAAGCTCTGTTAGATAAGATTGATACTTTACGTGAAAAGAACTCTACTTTGATTTCTCAGTTGAGTAACGAACATCAGACAGCTGCTGTAGGTTCTATGATTAATCAGGCTACTGCTCCTATTGTAACTAGACTGAATGATTTGCAATCAGATGTTGATGGTATCAAATGCAAATTACCTAATACAGTAAGCGTACCTTATCCTCAGTTAACAGCCATTAACACAGATATTTATCGTGCTGCTGCCTATGGTGCATACGCTGGTGATGTAGCATATGGTCGTAGTGGACACGGTTGTGGATGCAATAATTACTGGGGTTAATTCCAGTAAGAAAGGAGGTAAGTATGTGGCCTAACTTTTTTACAGGATTACCCTTTCTATTTCCTTCATTAGGAAGAATAAATTACAATACTTTACCAGTAACTAATGTTACAGTTGGAACTGAAGCTGTAACATTAGAACTTCCTAATCATGCATTTAGAAATAGAGATTATGTTGGTGGATTTTATATAGACTTAAGAACTGCAATACCTACAGGTAATAGTGCTACATTACCAATACTAATTGGCACTAATGGTGATACTAGACCTTTAGTAACTTATAACAATGAACCAGTTAGAGTTGAAAATCTTGCAGGTACTGGTATATATTTACTCCATTATAATAAGTATACAAATCAAGTATTTTTGGTAAGCGGTGGTTATAAAGCAACTGCTACTCCATCTGCTTAATAATAACAAGGGCTACTTTTTAGTAGCCCTTTAATAACTAATATTATGACATTCGATAAATTAAATCAAGGGGATAACGTCTATATTATAGAAGTTGTCGGAACATTCAAAAAAACAACGGAATACAATGTAGGTACTGTTATATCAGTATCGAATGCATACGATGAACCATTACAACCTGGTTAGTTTTAGTTACCTAATCAACCTAGGAAGAAATTAATAGATGTTACTATACAATGTAATGGGGAATAGAAAAAATTCTCTATACCTGAGAATAGGACCGTGATAACAGACAATAATCTAGGTTTAACTATATCTACAGATAAACAGGAGATTGTAGGTATAATAAGGAATTAGTACAACACTTATAAAGCTAGGAAAGAGTCAATAGCTAAGTGTGATGAAGAAATGAGTAAGTGCTAGGCTTTACTTGAGAAACTAGATATACCAAAGGAACCTACTAATACAGAGGATCCTAGGTTAAAGGAACTACAAGATGAAGTAAACGAATTAAAGAATATAATTAAACAAGCAAGTTCTATGGTTCCACCACCCATGAAATAGATGTTACCACAGAATATGTAGAATGTAATGAAAGAGGTTGATCAATAAGGTCAACCTTTTTTTTTGTTTTAAGACTGTGTAAGAAGAGCTATTACATAACTAAAGGGATTGTAAGCAATTAGCCATAAAATGCCGCTATGAGCTTTAAAATGCGTTTTAGGATGTATTAACGTTAATTATAAATAATATGTCACTTAATAACTTAATTGATAATATATTACTAATAGCGCGCAATAGTAATATTACTGAATCTGAACATCTATCTAGACATTAGATTGAGATGTGGATCAAGAGTTATAGGGCTATGCTAATTAAACAAGCTATAGACAAAGGCTATGATATTGATGAAGCATATAAGACTACTCTTGGACCTATTCATTTAGATAGAGAGGAAATAGTACCAGGTAAGTTTATATATGTTGGCGATAGAGAATTGCCAACTTTAATTGGTTTTAAGAATAGACCTGGTGTAGTAGCTATACGAGATATGTTTGGTAATTTAATTTAGTTAGGTAGTTATACTAAAGCTAAATTACAAAGATACAGAAAAGCTACTTGTAAAGACTATATTGCTTGGGTTAGAGGTAATAAAGTATATGTAGAAGGAGATTCTAATTAGTTAGAGTATATAGAAGTAGATGTAATTGCAGAAGATCCTACAGAGGAGAAAGCTTGTTATAATCCAGACAGTGATTATCCAATACCAGCATCTATGATACCTACTATTACTTAGATGATACTTGAGAAAGAATTAAAGATATTAGTAACACAACCTAGTGATGTTACTAATGATTCCAAGGACGATACTTAGAATAGATATAGTAAATGAGAGAAAGAGTAAAATACAGACGTAAGAGTTATACTGTTGCTGACTTCTACACAAACTATAAGAAGAGTATTGATCCTAATACATAGTATGATGTAGATTTAAAAACTTATAAAGCAATAGTAACTGATTACTTTAAATACATACGTGATGAAATAATGTACAATTGCAAAGAATTCAAACTCCCATGCAGATTAGGTACATTACAAGTAATCAAACATTAGCCAAAAGAATTCTCTGGTAAGAGTTTAAGATGGGATTGGAAAGCCACTAAAGAAATAGGTAAACCCGTATACTTGCTCAACGAGCATTGTGGTGGATGGAAATATAGATTTCACTGGTCTAAAAAGAATTGTTTACTAACTAATAAAGGTAAATATTAGTTCATAGCTTCAAGAGAAAACAAACGCACACTCGCTCAAATTATTTTTAATAAGTTAAAGGATTATCCAGAATTATGATAAACAATAGAATGATTAGCTCTAAGACTGTTCTAGCAAAGGTCATTGCGGATTTAGACTTAAAAGAGGATCAGATTAAAATTTCTGATATTTCTGAGTGGATTTGCGAAGGAATGCTAAAGATTGGAGCTATACAACAATATGAACACAAAGTAGCAGTACTACCAGTTAATTGTCATTAGGCAGCATTACCATGTGATCTATATAAACTTGGATAGGTTGCTTTTTCATTTTAGAATAACGGTGGTTGGCTACCTATGCGAAAAGCTACTTCTAGCTTTGGAGTTCAACACGATACTTGTATTGATAGACCCTGTATGTTGATACCTGATGCTGGTCTAATACCATTAGTAAAGAATATGTTTAATTTAGTATCTGATAGAGAAGCTTTAGATAAGCTTAATTCAGATTCTAATATGCGTAATACTTTAAGTGCATTAGTAAACCAGTATACTGTAGCAAGTCCAGCTAACAGATATGTCAATGGAAAGTATGCTCATACAGATACTACAATGTACAGTTGTGATTTATAGTATATGACAAAACCAGGTTATATTATGACTAATATACCAAATGGTTTTGTTAAAATAGAATACTATGCTATATTTACCGATAGCGAAGGCATGCCAATGATACCAGATATGGAATCATATAAGGAAGCTTTACTTTGGTATGTTACATTGAAACTTATGTATCCTAAGAAATTAAAGGGTCAAATATCTCAATAGGATTACATGGAAATGAAAACTAGTTGGAATTATTATTGTAAACAAGCTTACGGTGAAGCTATGGCTCCCGGTGTAGATGAAATGGAGAGCATTAAAAATTCTTGGTTGAAGTTATATCCTGAAATTGATGATCACGATACCTTCTTTTCAACTAGTGGAGATGAACAAATATTATATAATTAGAGTAGATAATTATGATTAGTAATACAGCTCAAATAAATACATTTTATGGTGGTATGAATATGGACAGTGATGCAGCTATATTGCCGAATAATCAATATAGATATGGTCAAGATGTTCGTATAATTACTGATGATTCTAGTACTAGTGGTGTTCTTTAGAGTGTAGAAGGCGCTAAGAAATATAATTACGGCATTAAAGGTACAGAAGAAATAATAGGTACAGCTACTATAAATGATATTGCAGTAATTGTTACTAAGTTAGTTGACGGTTATAATAAAATATATCGTATAGAGAATTTTGATTCTCCTAATTTAATTAGTACTATTGTATTATAGGGTAAATTAAAACTATGTGAAAAAGCTGATTCAAATCAGTTAAGTATAGTATTAAATTACGAAACACAGTCCAATATTAAAGCTTACTTTACTGATGGAAACTCATCTATTAAAGTAATCAACATTATGAGTGATAAGTATATAAAGTACCCTAATGTCGATAATCCTTTAGTAGATGCAGATGGTAATATACTTAATCCTGATAGTATTGATATAATACCTAATGCAATATTACCACCATTTGAAGTTACAGATATTGTGTCTGGTAACTTTCAAGCTGGTATGGTACAGTATTGTTATAGACTGTATAATAAACACTCTCAATAGACTTCATTATCTAGTTTGAGTAATTTAGTACATTTAGATGCTTCTGAAATTAATTCTCCATTAATAAATCACGAAGGGTCTTAGAAAGGCTCTTATACAGGTAAAGGATGTACAGTAAGAGCAAAACTTAGCACTAAAGATTTCAATAGATGTACTATAGTACGTATCTTCTATGAAGATAACAACTCTATTCCTACTTATTCTGTAATAGATGATATTGAAATAGATACGAATTTAGATTACATAAGTTATACTGATACTGGTAGTAGTGCATTAAGCACTATGACATAGGAAGAATTTAATGCGTTTACTAGCTATTCTTTTATATGTAACAGTATTACTTCTCTATAGAACAGACTATTTGCGTCTAATGTTACAGAAACGTCTTGGATACCAATGATATATGATAACGATGATCTAGTAGAATACGATGCAAGAGTATATAGAGCTAATGCTAACAATTATGTTAGGTTAGAAACTGCTAATCCTGATGACTATGAATATTTCTCAATTACAGATTACGATGCTATGAGGAAAATTCCAAGACATCATGATTGCATTAACCCTTATAATGCGGCTAGATCTAGCTTTGGGCAGCCTACAGAATATGTATATGGAGAAGGAAATAAACTTGGAGGTAATGGGCTAAATATATCATATAGTTTTATTAATACAGAATTAAATGAAACTTATTCTCCTCTTACTGGCGCAAGATTGGCAAATAATGTGGGACTTGATGTTAGCGGTTTTACTACAAATTCTATGCCTATTTATGAATTAAATGGAAGTAAAATATATGATAGACCTATAACTTCTGCTTATAGACAAAGAAATTATGCTGATCCTATTATAGCTTCGTTGTTTAAAAGTTATCAACGAGATGAAGTATATCGCTTTGGTATCGTATTTTACAATAGTAAATTTATAGCTTCTCCAGTGTTATGGATAGGAGATATTAGAATGCCTAATTTAGTCACAGCCCCTCTTCTTACACAATTTGGTAGTTACTGGTACTCAAAACCTATAGGCATTAAATTTACGGTAAAGAACTTTCCTATTGATGCGGTATCTTATGAAATAGTAAGATGTGATAGAACAGAAAAAGATAGGACCATTGTATCACAAGGAGTTATCACTCCAATACATAATTATAAAATTGTTGAAACAAGCGATACTGGAGAAATAGGCAGAGGAGAAAGTAATAAAGACACTAATGAGTATAGGCCAATGCCATTTTTACATACTAAACGTAGAGGGTTGGTAATAGAAAGATCTGGAGCAGGCAAGGTTGGAAAAAGAATTGATAGTGAAGATATAACTGATAATTATTGGAGGTTTATATCACCTGAAGTATGTTTTAATGGAGAAAAGACTGAAGCTCTATTTAAAGACAATATATATCTTAGATAGGAAGCAGTTCTTATATCTGATTTCAGTAAACAAGATACAGATTAGCAAGGTACAAATGTGCAAAACTGGGTAGCTATGAATAACTCAGCTTAGCGTTTACCAGAAGGAACATCTCATGTAACTAATAGAGCAAAAACTAAAGTATATAATTCTGATAATAATCCGTCAGCTTCAGCATCACAAGTATTTGCAATTCACAATGATGACTGGTACTGTGCTTATATATAGAAATTCTACTTTCGAGTAAATTCTAAATTTATAGGAAAGGAACAAAGCATAGTAGATGCAAAACTTCCAGCTATAATACCATACAATGCTGTACTAAACGGTGGAGTAAAACCTTATAAAGCTAGTATAGGTAACATTACTTATTCTAATTGGACCGCTAGTAATTTTTATGAGGGTGGAGATAATATAGATGTAATTACTTATGGCCCAGCTGGTCCATGTCTTATATTATAGGTATCAGATGATGATATACTTTCAATCCAACCTATTTCATTTTATCGTGATGAACATGCTAATGATAATTGTCCATTAATTGTAGTTAATGCAAAAAAACCATTAATACCATATAACGGTAATACTTATTCAGCTAGAACTAGTTCTACATATATACCTATAGGGTCATATGGTGATAAGAATAATCCTGTAGTATATGCTTTTGGAGGAGATACTTATATTGGTATTCTAGATTATCCATCTCAAATGATATTTCAAAGAAATGAAGCTTCTGGTGGTGGTTCTTGGTCTGAACGAAAACGTTATTTCGGAGCGTATATTCCATTAGAAAGCACTATCAATTTGAAATTATCTATGGGGCAAATGACTAATAGAACATATAATGGTGCTTCAAATAATGTAGATGCATATTTGCAAATAGAACCTGTTCAATTAGGTACATATCATTCGCAAAGTAAACCTTATTATTTATATAATGACGCATACTCTGCATAGCCTGATGGAAAAATATTTAGTACTAGAGGATTATATGATGAAGCAAATGTAAAATCAGCTAATAGGGTATATGTTTCACAAGCTAAAACTACAAATGAGAATATAGATAATTGGTCTATATTTAAACCTGCTGATTTTATAGATGTAGATTATTAGTATGGAGAGATAACTAATATAAAAGGTATATTCAATAGACTATACTTCTGGTAGAATAATGCATTTGGTATACTATCTGTAAATGAAAGATCACTAATACAAGATAACAATGTAGGACAACTAGTATTAGGTACTGGTGGAGTATTGGATAGATACGATTATTTGAGTACTCTAAATGGTACTAATGTAGTTAATGATAGAAGTATTGTTAACTCTAGTAATAGCATATATTGGTACGATTCTAATAAGAATGAAATATGTAAATCTACAGGAAGTGGAATAAGTATAATATCAAAAGATTGTAACGTGCAGTCTTATATGAATAACATGTATAATCAAAAGACTAAAGGAGCTAATTCATTGTATGATAAGAAATATGATGAAGTATGGTTCAGACTGTATAATAAGTCTTTGATATATAATGAAAAATTAAACGCATTTACATCTTTATATACATTTGATCCAGATTTTACGTTACCTCTTACAGATAAAATTGTAACAACTAAGAATAATGAGTTCTATATCATTAATTCATTAGATATAGAAGGATTTGGTGATACTAGTAAAGACATTAGATTAAAGATAGTAGTAAACAAAGATCCTCAGTATACTAAAGTATTTGATAATATTCAGTTATAGGGAGACTTTATAGATCCAAATAATAAAATACTAACCAATGATATTCTTGATAGTATTAAATTAACTACTAAACACTAGGTAGCTAATAAAGACGGTTAGGATTTAGTATTTGACTATCGTGAAGATACTTATAGATTACCAGTTCCAAGACAGGATTCATTTGAAGAGGATGATAATATGTCATTCCCTGCTAGAATGAGAGGTAAATATATGATATGTGATTATAAATTTAAATCAGATAAGGATTATTCTTTTTAGATGCCTTAGATAACAACTACTTATAGATATTCTAGAATTTAATATGAAAAAGAATACAAAGAAAAGAAAGATATAGATTCCTGCTGCGTAGTTTGGTTTGCCGGTATCTTTAAGTAATATGTAGGAATTACAATCATCAATAGCTAGGGGGACTGCTCCAAATAACCCTAACAATCTTATGATTAAGAATAATCCTGCTAATACAAATATAGGAAATATATCAGAAATAGCTTAGGCAATACCTGGAGCCATAAATACATTGACAAGTCCTTTCTAGACTTCTACTGCTACTACTGGTGGAGAGGCTACTATGCAATCTCTTACTGGTATAGCGGAAGGTGCAGGATCTGGAGCACAACTTGGTATGACTATAGGTGGACCTGTAGGTGGTTTAGTAGGTGGTATTGCTGGTGCAGCAGTTGGTCTTATTGGTAAGAAAGGAAAAGCAGCAGAAATGACTTCGTTTACTGACTTTGATGAAGGTACTCTGGGTACTGGCCTAAGAGGTGCATTTAGAAATAAGAAACTTAGAAGACGTAGAGCAGCTATAAGGTTGAATGCATTTCAAAATAGAGAAGCTGTAGCTGGTACAGAAAGATTAGCTAATGAATTTAATGAAGATAATACAGAATTTGATACTGATGTATTTGAGTACGGTGGTAAAGTTCCTTCATCATTGGCTTATGTAGACGATGGAGAATTAATAGCTACCCCAGATGGTCAAGTAAGCAAAGTGCCTGAATAGGGGCAACCCACAGATAGTAATTTAATTAATTTACCAGAGGGCAGTAGAATATTAAGTAATACTCTTAAAGTACCTGGTACAAATAAAACCTTTGCAGAATTAGGTGATAAGATGATGGCAAAGAAGAAAAGTAAAGGAAAAGATATATATGCTTAGAACTCTGATATGTTAAATAATATGAACAATCAGTTGTTACATGATAAGCTATTTACTATGCAAGAAAATTTGAAAGCAAAAAGAGGAATTAAATCCAAAAGTAAAAGTATAAATGCTTTCGATAATGGTGGTTTAAATCCTTATAAGTATGATACTACATTCACAGATTATGATAATCTGTATTCTCCACAGTATATGAATTTTGTTAATTCTCTAAAAGAGAATGACGCTACTTCATCTAATTGGCTTAATAGAATTAATAGTGGTGAATTTGGTAATATTGGTGGTAATAAGTTTTCTATTGCCAATATTAAGCGTCTTGCTACAGACAGAAAAAAAGGTCCTGTACATAATGCTATGCTGGCTGCTTCTACAGCTTATGCTAAAGAAAACCCTGTAAATCCAGTTACTGCTCCAAATGTAGATTTAGTATTAGATATGCCAACTGATGCAGAACAAAATGCTATGTTAAATGTATCAGCTACTCCTCAAGATATTGCATATCGTAAAACACCACGAGATATCAGGAGAGAAAGAATAGGTAGTCTTACAGATAGTTTATCGGGTTTGACATCAGGTATTGCATCATTGGCTCCTATAATGTCTAATCTGTTTACTAGCGACCCAGAAGCTGTACCAGCAAACTATAACCCGTATGCTACAGCTATTACTAATACTATGGGTAGACGTAGATTCAATATTAACCCATTACTTAGAGATATAGAACAGAATAGAAATGCAGCTAACTATAGTGCTAGTCAGTACAAAACAAATACTGGACATGATATGGCATTCAGATTACAAACCGCTATTGCTGCTAATAAAGCAAATGCACAAGCAAGAGCTACTGAGAACAATGCTAATAATCAATATAGAGCTGAATATGCAAATGCTATGAATGATCTCGGTCAGCAATGGGTTAATGCAACTAATCTGGCTTCAGATCTTAATGCACGTAATAGAGCTGCTGCAAGAAATATACGTAGAACTGGTTTAGGTCAGTTAAGTCAATGGGCGCAGAATAGAGAATTAATGAGTAACCAAAGAAGTAGAGATAATGCTATGCTTAAGTTATATGATCCTTTCTTGCAAGCTGGTTTTACTAATGCTGATTTAACTGAATTTAGAAAATATTTGAAAAAGGGAGGAAATAAATAATGAGCGCCAATAGATATGATTAGGCTGCAGAAGCCCCTATATTAAATACATATGTTCCTATTAACTTTGGAGAATTATACAGAATAGGAGCAACACAAAAAGCCGCAGTAGAGGATGCGGCTAAACAATTTGGTACAGCTTTGTAGAAGTTTGGTGAGTTTCAATCTCCTTCAGCTATAGATACGCAAACATGGTATAATAATACTATTGGTAGAGAAGACATATAGAATGTTATTAACTCTATGGTATCTAATCCTGATTGGATGAAGGATTCCGCTAATAGGGCTACATTACAAAGTATACTAAACAGCGTAGATTATGCTACCCTTAGTAATCTAAAACAGAGCAGAGAAGGTTTGTTGACTAGACAGAAGGCAAATCAACAATTAATGTTATCTGGTAAATATAATCCATATTGGCATGATGTTGATTTTACTAATTATGATACTACTAAATCCGGTACGTTTAATGATGTATCACCTTTGGCATATAAATCAGAGGTAGATTTAGTTAGACCATATGTAGACAACCTTAAAGCAAGTTGGATTAGAGATGAAGGGTTTGACAGATGGAAAGGAGTTACTGCAGAAAGAACAATGGAGGAAGTTGATAACAACATATCTTCTATACGTAACACTCCTGAGTATGCTAAGCATGTTCAATCTTATATGAAGCGATATAATCTAAGTGAGAAAGATGCACGGGACATGCTGGATACTACTTTGTATACTGCAGCTAGAGAGTTTGCATGGGAATTACCTGAAACAAATACTGCTGCATTACAAATGTATCTTGCTAGAATGAAATACGGTCAAAATCAACAAGCCGGTCAACCAACCAGAATAACTGTACTTCAAGAAGAAGCTGCAGCTAAAATGGATAACTATAAAAGAAATATGGTTAATAACTATATCTCTCAGTCTGGTAAAGGCCTTAGTGAACTTACTCCAGAAGATTGGACTAAAATTAACGGAGCTATGTATAATAGTATGGCTAATGGAATACCAGAAGAGGTAAAAGGTACACTTACCCCTACTGAATATTTTAACTATAAAGAGTATACTCCAATAAAAATTAAGCCAGCAGATAAAAAGGCGGCTAGCTTACCAAATGACAATGCTGAGAAATATCAATATGAATTAGGTGACATGCTTCTTACTTAGAAGGGGGCAATAGCCAGAGATATTCCGGCTGGGGTATTTACAGTAGAAAGTGGAACTTCTATACCTACTATGATGAGTCCTACAGTAGGTGCTGGTATGTCCATTAAAAGTGCTCCAGTTAATGTCTATTATGATCCTAAGATCATTGAAACAGCATTAGCTACTATATCTTCAGATGGTGTATTTGCTCCAAACAATAAGACTTTTTCTTACTCTAATGGAGAGCAGAATATACTTATGAAAGAAGGTAGTCTTATTATTCCTAAAAAAAGATTCAAATAGGTAATTGAACAAATTATTGATTCTGAACCTGATAGATATAAAGGTATTAGTGCTAGGAAGTATATGAATATTCTCACGGGTGGTTATGGTTCTACTGACAGAACTATGAAGCTTATAAATGAACTTAAAGGTAAATATGATATAGATGGAGTTGAATATTCAGATTTAATCGAAATTAAAATGGCTAGACCTGTAGGTATTTCTTCAAGTTATAACCAGACTCATAACCTAGGATTCAATAAAGAATACTAGGGAACCAAAATAAACCAAGAATTATATAGTGATGTATTAGGTCAATCAGTAGAAGAAGCTACTGCAGGATTTAATAGTAACTTTTAATAAATATTTATGATACCAAAATTTGATACAGTAGTTCAGCAGAACGTAGACAGAGGTCTCAGAAAGTTTTATGCTGGCGTACAATCATTTAGAAAGGTTCCATCAGTGATAAACGAATTCACTGTGGAACCTTATAATTCAGAAGAGATGGATGCTATCGCATTCAATAATCTCCTTAATCCTGAAATAGGTTTCGAAAGAGCAGATGAATTGGGTAGTGGTAAAGGTAGTGTAGAAGAATTGAATACAGATTTGTTTGGTAATTCTGTATTAGCTGCTACCTATGATAAAGCTACTTATGATAGAATAAAGGTAGATAATACTTTAGGTTGGTTATCAGATAAGGAACGTCCTTTAAAGGACTATATTGATATTAGTAAACCTACATCTAAGTATACGTATAGTGAGATAGTAGACGGTAAAGTAGCTAATATACTTAGTGATATAAAATCTAAGGAAAATAAACCTGAGTTTGATAATAATGGCAACTTAGTAACAAGGTTAGTTGTTAAATATGACCCTGATCTAAATACTTATGTTTATAAACAAGTATTAGCAGATCAGGCTTCTATGTAGAAAATGGAAGCAGCGGGTGTTGCTTTAGCTAACATATACGGTCCTAAAAAGTATCAGGATGGTTTATTAAAGACAGGTATCAGAAGTATAGCTAGAGGTATAGCTAACATAGTACCTGATGTATTGCAATTTGCTGCTGGTACAGGTGAATTACTTCAAGCTACTGGTAATGGTATTACTGGCAATGGTTTTAAGTCAGACTATGGTTGGTTGAACCAACTGGCTGATGAAAGTAAAGCCTTAGTAGATAACAGTAGAATAGGTAAGACAAGTATGAGGGAAGAAGAATCTTTATTCGATAATCCCTATGCTTTTACAGCAGGTCTCGGGCAAGGTGTATCTTCATTAGCCGAGTATGCAGCGTTTGGTGGACTAACTAAATCTGTAATGGCTGGAGTATCTGGTATGGCAAAAGGCAGTGCTAGATTACTTGACAAAGTAGGTAAAGCTACTAATTTGAATAGTTTAAGAGATAGTGCTAATAAACTTAATACTGTACTAAGTGCAGAAGGTATTGCTAATGAAAGTCTTGGCGTTATAGGTAAGACTATAAATGATGTATTCGTAAAGAATCCAGAATTAATACCTATGGTTAGTGCTGGACTAATTCTCAATTATGGTGAGGCATATCAGTATGCAAGACAAATGGGGTTACCCTTAGAAGACGCTGCTACAATTGGATTCATTACGGGTGCTCTGAATACTTTAGTAGAGCAAAAGTATGGAGCTAATGTGCTTAATAAATGGTTAGTAGGTGGGTCTGGAGCTCAGAATGCCGCTAAAACTGTTATCAATTCAGTAGGAGGAGACTTAACTAAATTATCTGATAAGGCTGTATCAAATAGTATCATAGGAAAGATATTTGACCAAGTAGAGAAATTTACCAGAGTACCGGTATTAGGTACAGCATGGGAAGAAGGTAGTGAAGAAGCTATTCAAGGATTTGTGAAGAATAGCGTAGAATCATTATATGACCAGTTTATAGCTCCCAACGAAGCTGTAAAAGGTAAAGGCATGTTCGGTACAGAAGCTTTTGGCAAAGACGAATGGATGGGCATGTTAGAAGAAGGTACAATTGGTGCAATTCTTGGAGCTTTTGGTGGATTTGCTAATAGTAGAACTAAAGAGGATAATTCTATAATACCTTATATTGCATCTGGAGAATTTGATTCGTTAGCAGCTGGTGCTAAGATGGCCGCTAAACAAGGAGCTATTACTCAGGAACAATATGATGGAGTAATGGAGAGGGCTACTACTTTAAATGATTTATATAAACAAAGTAAAGCTCTATTTAATGAAGCAATGATGTATACTGAACCAAACGATCAGGTATAGGTAGCATCTAGTTTGTTAGAGAAGTTAAGAAATCAATAGGATTATATATAGAATCTTAAGGATGCTGATGTAGCTGATCCTGATTTTGTTACTAAAGATATATTAGCCTTTACAAGTCAGATAGATAATGCATTATCCACTAATGCAACTGGTATGAGTGTATTGCAGGCATTTGAAAACCAACTTAGAAATGCTGGTATAAATGAAAAAGCTGATTTAATACAAAATGCTAGAAAGGATGCAATACGAAGATCTAATGATATATCTAAATCAACTAAACCGAGTAATGATTCTGAAAGATTAGCTTATATGATTACTAAAAACATGTTAGCTAATCAAATATTTTCTAAATTATTTAATATTAATATGTCTCAAAGAATATACAATGAGACTAGAAAGAAAATTCAAAATTTAGAAAATCAGTCTCCAGAACTGTCTGCATTAGATTTAACTCTAAATGAACCAATAGCTGGCGAACCTACTACTGCTGATCAGAAAAGTAGGATTAAAATTCAGAATTTAATAGACGAATATTCTAAATCAGAGACTACTGATGAACAGCGCATTAAGATTAGAGAACAGTTAGCTAAGGAAATAAAACATAGATACAACAATATACGTAATAATGCTACTTATAAAACAGCAATGAATCTTGATCAGTATGCTGATAATAAAGAGATTCAAGATAATACACGTATATCTAATATACTAGACAAGTATGATTTACAATACTTATCTGGTGATAAAGCTAAACAGGACTTTACTGAATCTAATAAAGCTGTAACTCAAGCTATTGAAACTAGTAATAAAATACAGGAGGAAACTAAACAGAGACAGACTGCTGAAGAAGAAGCTACTTTAAGAGATCAATAGATAGAACAGGAGCTTGAGGAGATGTATGAGTAGCTGTCTACTATAAATAATGATGAAAGTACTCCGAATGAAATAAAAGAAAGCAATAGAGTATTTTTAACAGGTGGTATAGAAGGCAAGATAAACTATTTAAATACAGCCAGAAGGAATAATTCCAAACGTCTTAATGAACTCAGTAAGAGTGAGTAGAAACCAGAAGATTGGAATGAGATAAAGAACAGTCTGGTAGAATAGAATAAACGTTTTACTAAGTACGTAAATTATCTCCAGAGTATATAGAATAGAGGGGATGAATTCTATGCCAACAATGAAAGAAGAAACATAACCGGTCTTCCAGAAGATAATACTACATATGTAAATCCTTCTACTGGAGAAGATGTGTAGTTTGACAAATCTAAAACTCAATATAGCAATAATGAGGGATATATATATACAGATACAAATGGAGTAGAATATCCTGAATACACTATACTGAATGGAGAAAGAACTCTCAATCCAGTATTGGCCGATATGGTAAGTAAAGATGGGATTTCTTTTCAAGAATCTATGTTGAGAGATAGAAATGCTCAGTAGATGAAGAGTTTGGCTCCGGATAGAGAGCAAAGCTATGAACCTGTAGCAGAAGAAGAAAAATTCGTAAGTAGACCAGTTGAACAACAAGAAGGTGAAGTAAAGATAACAGAACCTGTAGAGAAAGATAATAAACATATTAAGTTATTATCCGGTAAGGATTTTGCTTTACAGTATGTGAATAATCCTGCATTCGATCCTAAAGCTCTATCTGTAGAGTTTACTTTAAGTCAGAATTATAATAATACAAATATATCTCCAGAAGCTAAGAAGGCTGCTGACTTATATAAGAAACTCCTCAACAGTAAGAATCCTGTAAAAGCATTTGAAGATTTAGAGGTAAAAGATAAACAACTCATAATTTATCACCTGCCTATATAGGCTACTACCTATAATGAAGTATCTAAAATTAGATATAAGAATATACACTATGTTCCAGCTGAAGGTGGTACTAATAGTAAGTTTAAGTTAACTTCAGAACAAAGAGATGAAAGAATCAAACTTATTAGATCTTTATTGGCTAATAAAGGTAGTTTGTCATTCAAACAAGGTTCTTTAAATAGAGAGGGAGGATACTTTAATACTATTCAAGGTTCTACTTAGAACAGTATAGCAAATATACCTTCATTGGGTATAACCTATGATAGTAAGTCTAAACAATATATACACAAGGTAAGACATTCGCAAACTGGTAAAGTGATGAATATACCAGTTCGTATTGGCATTGGTACTAATACTCAAATTATATATTATGAACACAACGGTAGAATAGATGCAGCCAGAGCTACAGGTAATCCTGGTACTCCATATCTTATAATACCTTCAGCATTGTCTCTTACTAAGACTCCTGGTTTTGTAATGAAACTTAATCCTAAGAAAGTAGATGAACCAGTTGCTAGATTAATAGCAAAGATGATGCTTACTTTGGTTAGTTCAGATGTAAAAAGACGTAATTACCTTAACTCTGTAATTAAATCTTCTGTTGGTTTAGATGGTAAATCTTTCAGCGAAATAAATACCTTTGGTTCTGATGTTACTATTGGTCAATTATTGGATGATCTTATATTCTGGGGACCTAAGACTATTCAAGACAGGGAGGACAACAAATATCCTAAAGGATATCTTAGAGCTAAACAATTAGTAATAGATTTCGATGAGAATATCATACGTTATGGAGCTAAACTTACTCCGGTTGATCCTAATAATATTGAACCGTTTGTTCAATGGATGATCAAGAATAAGAACTATGCTATAGATCACAATCTATTATCAGCTAATTCTAATAATGAGTTCGGTTATACTATTAAATCTGGAGATTTTACTTTAGAATCAGACAGAAATACTCCATATCTCACAAGATTGATTAATCAGGGTGTATTTAGAACTAATCTTGATCCAGGAGAAGACGCTAATCTATATAGACAATCACTTCTATATTTAGAACCATCGTTAGATGTTACTTCTGATGATACTCCTACTCCGTTGAATGCTGCTCAATAGGAAACTAAGTAGACAGAACAGTAGGAAGAAGAAACTCCCAATGTTGAAGGATCCTCAATAACTATTACTAATAAGGTAGATAAAAATTCTGGCAAATCTAAATGGAACAGAGAGGGTTTAGCTGCATCATTAGCTTCTGCGCCTGATGGTACTACTGTTACTTATACTATAGATCCTGAATTGATGTAGGACTTTTATCCTAAGCATACATTTAAAATACAGGATGGTAAATTGAATGGTAGAATATTAGATACATCTAGTGATTTACAGGCTTTAAAGACTCTTAGAAAAGCTGTAATAGACTCGTATAATGAAATAGCTAGTAACGCTAATGAAGAAGACAATATATCGAAGATATATAGTTAGAGTGCTTTAGCAAGTATTAGTGTTAATTATCCTAGTGGATCTACTAAGAAAACCGCAAAGAAGACTACTACTAAGACAAAGAAAGTAACTAATCCTAAGAATCCATTTGACAGTGATACAGCAGAAGGTAAGAGGTATACTAAAATGTATAATTATCTCTCTTCTTTGACTGGATTTGATGCAGCTTCTATATCTGATTATTTGACTCAATTACAGAATAATCCAAGAGTACTGTATAAGAATGACCCTAAACTATAGGAAGTATTTGAATCAGCAGATGAATTATATGAAACTCTTGAAGATACAGTTCCAGGACAAGGTATGAATGTAAAAGCATATCTTACAAAAATTGCTGATACTATAGTAAAAGATCAACCTAAACAAGCTAAATCGTCTGCAGTAAAAGAAACCGCTAAAATGCCAGACACACCTGCACCCAGTAATTTCGAGCAGGCTACTTCTAATACGGTTACTGCATAGGACGCACAGGAACTGAATGATTTAGCAAAACAGATGGGTATGCCTGATATATTTGCTTAGTTTGACAATCCTTCTGGTCCTACTATGGAAGTTAATTTAGATGAATTAGATACTACTTATGAACGTTCTAACATATCTAAAGAGGTAGCAGGATACCGAAATATGGTTGGTAACTTAGTAAACAATGATGTACAACTTACTGACAAATTGATAAGTACTATAGGTACTCATGGCAATCCTGTATTAGCTTGGGCTATAATGTCTAAGGATGGATTGACATTGTATCAAGGAGCTAAGCAAGGTGCTCCATATCACGAAGCATTTCATAGAGTATCGTTACTTTACTTATCACCAGAGGAAAGAGAAGAACTTTATAGATAGGCTAGAAAAGAATATAATCTGATAAATAATTCAAATAAAGAAGTAGAAGAGTATCTAGCAGAAAGATTTAGAGAATACGTATTAGCTAATGATTTTGACAGAAGTGTAACAGGTAGAGTAAAACAATTCTTCAAAAACATAGCTAACTTCTTTAGAGCTTTATTTACAAAGAAGCCTAAATTTGAAGATATAAACAGTTTGTTTGCTAGTATTAGAAATGGGGAGTATAGGTTTAGAAAACAAAATCCTATATCAGTTAGTAATTTTGATGCTAACTATGGCAAACAAGCCAGAGTACCTTTGACTATCAATGGTGTTACTTTAGAAGCTATATACGATAGTAATATATTAGAAGAAGTAATCAATACATTGGCAGCTACTACTTTGTTCAATAATAATATACAGAGATTGTAGAGCCTTAATAAACCTATAGATTTCCAACCTACTATTGATTATTTACAGAAATGCAAAGATGCTTATCAGGCTGTAATTGAAAATGATTAGGCTAGTGACAAAGCTAAAATCATGGCTCGTCAGGCTACAAATATATATACAGAGATTTTGAATAATTTCAATAATGTATTCAGACCTCTTATAGACATTAAGTTTGAAGGCTATGGACTTAGAAGAAAGAAAGCAGAAATGGAAGATTCGTATAAGGAAGATATGAATACCATAGTAAATGATGAGATAAAATCTGCATACGAATTTTCTGCTAAGGAGAATGCACAAGCTGATGTTAGATTACTATTCTTAACTCTTAGAAGTAGTAAATTACCTAGTACTACTACATTTATGAATCAGTTCACTAATGCAGATATAGCTTGGTATAATACTTTTAGTAGATTACACAGTGCTAAATCTTATGAAGAAATGATTCAAAGACTTAAGGATGCATCTAGAGATACCGAACAACTTGGAGATGAATATAAGATAAATATGTATAATGAGTTGTTGAATAGATTAGAAAACTCTGATCAACAATTTAAGAATAGATTCTTTGTTACATTTAAGAAACACAGAAATAGATTTTAGAATGCATATTTTGAATAGACACAAAGAAGAGGTAGGATAACTGGTGTAAAAATGACATTTGGTGATGCAGATATCAATAAGCGTTCAAGAACTATTAATAGACAATGGTCTGTAGCTTTTGGTATGTCTAATCCATCAAATAGAAAGGATGAACTTAAGCAAGCAATCAGCGATTGGAATAAACTAAAGAATAAAGTAATCAAAGGCAAGTTTGAATTTGATGATACAGTTAATGAGATAATAAGAATATTCTCCAAGTTTAATATTACCTTAGACAGTCCTGCAATATATACTATAATAGCAGATCCAGAATTTGTTGATGTAGATAAGAAAGTAGCCTTGCGTAATTTTATTTTGGATATACCTAGAACAGGTACAGCCGAGAGTAAATATGGTATACAAAACTTGTTCTCCAATGAAGGTCCTATTATGAATGCTGCTAACGGTAAAGTAGATTCAGATAAAATACTCAATATACTTGGTAATGAGAAGTCTGTAAAATTCTTAGCAGAACAATATATTAAAGCTAATCCTACATCAGAAGATGATAGTGTAATAGGTCCTAATGGTAACAATGTGTATGCTTATTCAGAACACAATACTATTACATCAATGTTTGAAGATTGGCTAAAAGATGAAGCATACATCAATGAATTGTCTTCTTGCAAGTATTGTGATAGTTCAGTATGGTTGTCTCAAATTAAGAGTAGCAAAGATGTGAGAGATGCTCTAAGAGTATCAACACAATTATCAGTTATATCTAAAAATGAAACAGATACTGGTAGAGGATATCTAGATATTGCCCCTGTAGAAGACATTTTGCTTAAATTTAATGCTACATTAAATAACAAGTTACCTTTGCCTACTCTAGCTAATAAGCGTACATATTACTTTATTGAAGGTTTAAAACGTCAGTTAGTAAATGTAAATAAAGATAGGTCTAAGAAGTTACAATTAGATGATGATACTATTACTGTGTTCATGAAGTATGCTATTAATGAGTATGAAGTAATACAGAAAGCGTATGAACAAAGAGATAAATTCTTAAGTGATGTCGGTTTATCTTTAGCAGAATGGAATAATCTAAGTGCAGCTGAACAAAGACAGCAAATACTTAGAATAAACAGAGAGGCCATCGAACAAGGTAAAGCTGATAGTTTTAAATACCTGGTAGAGAATTATCACTACAATACTAAAGGAGATAAGATAGTATTTGAGAATGGTAATGGATATAAATTTAGATACTTTGTAAAATTACAAAGTGAAGTAGATAAGTACGGTCTCGACAAAGTATATACAATGTACTTCAAGAATCCAAATAATAAGAAGTTATATAATTATGTTAAGAATTCATTAAATTGGAGAATAAATGATACTATTCAACAATTTATTAATAACAGAATTATAGAACCTAATTCTCAAAATATTAATTATGACGGAGAGTCTATAGCAAGCGATATAATCAGAGGAAATATATTATTAGATTCTGACTTAGTATCACCACAGAATGGTAAGACTACATCAGAGATGATAGCTAGTGTTATTGCTGACTATGCTGTTAATACTGCTATAGCTACTTTAGAGTTTGAAAAATTAATATCTGGAGATCTAGCATACTATAAAAACTTAGACGACCGTGTAAAACGTTATTCTGCTCTTACTTCTACCAGACAGATAATGAATATACCTCAGGATGATTAGACGTACAGAACTATATCATTGAATACTAATAAATTAGTATCTAAGGTAATGCATGATGCTATGTATGATAAGTATGTAGGTACAGAAGAAGCTCCTGGTATTCTTACTAAGTTATACTTCAGATTCAGAGATGAAAACAAACAGAACTTTGTTGGTCTAACTGATAAAGAGATATACGAAAAAGCGTAGAAAGATGCTGATAATAGATTATCTGGTTATAATGATGTAGACCCAACAGATGCTCAGGTTTGGATTTCTCCTACTATGTTCCGTAAATTATCTATAATGAATGGAGACTGGAATGAAGATAAACAAAGAGCATTTGACTTGTTAGAATCGGATGAACAATTATCTTTAGAATAGGAAATAGAATTACATAATATAGTTATGCAACCATTAAAATATGTACATTTTGGTTACATAAATTCTGATGGTAATAGAATTCCTATCTACGATAAGATGTCTCTAGCTACTATATTTAGACGTACTGCTGTAAATCGTGACTTGCAACAAATGTATGATTACATGAAAGACAACGATGTAGACATGATTAAAATGAACAGTGCTACTAAGTCTGGTAACATGCAACGTATGAAGATGTATGACGGAGACTGGAAATTACAAGATCTAAATGAGTCTGCTGTATATGAACAGGAATTCAAATACATAGGTAAACAGTTAGTGACCGATCCTCACAATGTGGAGAGAGTTACCTTTGCAACACAACCTATTAAGATCTGTATGTCTAATATTGAGAAGGAAGGTGATTATGATTTCCAAGGTAAGACAGTTAAAGGACAGAAACTAATTGATGAATATGTTCAAGCTATAGATAGACTGTCTGATATAGGTAAATAGAAACTATTCAATCAAATAGGTATTAAAGAACAAGACGGTAAGTTATATGTAGACAAAACTAAGTTCGTTAAAATGCTTAGGGATGACGCTATCAATAGTAATATGCCATATAATCTGATTGATGCTTTACAAACTGTTATCAAGTCTGATGATACTACAGATTATTATATAGAATTATCAGTATTGCCATCTCTTAATTGGATACATAGTAGGATAACTGCAATGATTAAGAAAGCTACTATTGATATCAATACTCCAGGTAATGCTTTCATTCAGATGTCTAACTTTGGATTTAAGACTACTACATTCGATAAACCTCTAAATACAAAAGTAAAAGGAGAAGGTATAATATTTAATGACGAGCTTAAGTTCAAAAGACCTGATAATGGCAGAATGGAATGTATTGTATCTATTAATCTATTCAAATCTGTATTACCAGCTGAAATACAAGGAGATTTTGAAAAGTCCAAAGAATACATATTAGCTAATGCTGATTTGTTTGCAATAGGTTATCGTATTCCTACACAGGGTATGAACTCTACACTGCCATTACAGATTGTAGATGTATTAAGAGAAAGTTCAGGTGATGTTATTATAATGCCTTCTGAAATTACTACACTTACTGGTTCTGACTTCGATATTGATAAAATGTACATGGCTAGGTACAACTATAGAGATATAGACGGAAAGCTAGAGAAAATACAATTTATTGATAGTGATGACTACTCTAATGAAGAAGAATTCCTAACAGCAGTATATAATTATAAATATGCAGCTTATCAAACTGATAAATATAAAGAAGCAGAAAAGGATGTACCTAAAGTTCTTAATACTCTGTACAAGAAAGTATTAATGAACAATGATACTATGATGGCAGAAGATAAAGAATTCTTATTAAATTATATTAAAGGTTATAATTCATTTATTAACTACAATGATGCATTAGATATACTTGATAATGTAACTATATCTGATACTGAAAAAGTAAGTAGAATAAGAGGATTATTCAATAAAAAGTCTGATATAATAAAATTAGAAGACTTTATATCAAATAATACAGGTAAAGATAAATGGACTGTAAATAGCAGAGAACAAATAGAAAACAGATTATTAGATATATTTAATACTACTCTTACTTCTGATAACCATTTCCTTGATGCTACTACTCCTCTCGATGTTACTACTCAACCTATTAAAGATATTGTAGGTAAAGTAGATAAATATCTTGCTGATAAGAAGAATATCAGTTCTCTTGAAGCATTATTCCCTCCGTATCAATTGGAAATTAAGAATAATAATACTGGTGCTGATGCAGGTATTGGTCCTATGGCATTGATTAATACATTCAGAACATTTGCTCAAATAGCTGGTTTGAATTTAAATACTATGTCTGTTACTAATGATGGTAAACCTAATGTATGTCAACTACTTGGTATCAATACTTTAGATCTTAAGTACGATAGAAATGGTATATCTATATTGGACTGGACTTCTGCATTGATTAATGCTCACGTAGATGCTGCTAAAGACCCTTATATTACTCGTCTTAATGTTAATAAATATACATATAGTGCTACCGCATTTATGGTATCAGCAGGTCTGGGTGATTCAGTATTTTACTTCTTACCACAGCCCATACTTAGAGAGTTAGCCTCTGAAGCTATGCGTATAAAGAGTGCTAAAATAGGTTCTAATCCAATTGAAATATATCAAAAAGCTTGGCTTAAGAATACTAAGGAAAAATATGAAAAACTACTTGAAGATGCTATAAATAAACATAATAGTACAGTTACTTCAGATGAATAGGTACTAAGAGAAGACCTTCCTTTGTATGGCGATACTTTCTTTACAGATAAAATAATGAATAAAGAATGGTTAGAAAGTCAATTAGCAATACCAGAAAAACAAAGAGATTATAATTGGTATAATAATCAGTTACAAATACTTGAGTATTTCAATCAAATAGATGAATATGGAAAATCTTTATCTAATTTGATTAAAGCGTCTCAAATTGATACCGCTAAGTTTGGTAACAACGCTAACGAAATGATATTACATCTACATACCATAGAACAGGCATTATCAGATACTAACTTTACTAATCCGTTTGATATTTTCAATAAAACTTTCTTAGGTAAGAAGTTAGAAAATAGTATCAACCTAATGTTCAATATGTTAAGTAATGAGATTATAGAATTCGCTCCTAACTTTGTAAATATGATAGAATAGATACAAAGATAGACAGTTACTTACTATGCTAAGGATGAAAGAATAGTCAATGCTATATCAAGAGAATTAAAGACTAATATAGAAGCCGGCTTCTTTAATGAATATATGAAAGCCAATAACAATACTGTTAAATCATTGTTCTATGGTAATAATTCTATAGTAGATAGAGTATCTAACTTAAGAAATGTAATATATACAAATCAAAAGTATTAGAATTTAAAAGATAATGCATTATTAAGGTTGCTTGAACCTGGTATAAATTCAGATCCAAATGCTCCTAAGATCTTTGAAGTATCTACTACAAAACAGCGTGATACTCAATCTAAGAATATGTATACATATGCTTGGAGAGACTTATTAGAACATCCGAGTAAAGAAGTAAGAGATATTGCAAAAGATTTAATTCTATATTCATTCTATAGCAGTGGTGGACATTCTAATGGTATCTATAACTTCTTTGATTTAGTACCTTATGAAGTATTAGCGAAAGGTTTTGAGTTAAATGGTCAGACCTATGAAGAATATATGAAATAGACAGTAAGGAGTCTTAATGATAATGAATCTTACTTAGATTATGCTACTATAATAGATAATACATTAAGAAGTCTATGGAATAATGATAGATTGATTCCCGATGTATCAAATAACTTTATAGATGCATCAATGTCTGACCCTGATGTTAAACACGGACCCGCAATATATCTTCGTTTACAAGAAGATAGAACTAATTTTATGTAGTCTCTGGATGAAAGTTATAAACCATATGTTAAGGTAAAGGATAAAGCTAATGTGAACGATACTTTATTATATAAGTTCGTAGGAAAGAGTATTAACACTAATGGAGACACTCAATTAGTATATGCGTTAATACCTAAAACAGGTTATACATATAAGGGATTCTCTATAAAAGAAGCTTCTAATACTACAGAACTTCCTACTAATCAAGTTAAAGACTATACTGACTTAAGTGTAGAGTTTAATAAGAAGTTTAGTAAAAACCAAGTTAAGTTTATACCTGCAAAAGAGATAATAGATGAAACTGGTTCTAACCGAACCTATGATGAAGATGGAGAAGCTGAAGTGAAGAATATAAAATAGGAATAGCCAGTTGTTAAAGATGCATTTAATAGCAATATGCCACAAAAACAAGCTGAGGCTATATTAAGTAAAGATGCTATTAGACGATTTACATATTAGGATGTGCAATTCTCCACTGTAAATCAAGCTTACTATTATACTGTAGCTAATTTGATTCCCAATCTATCTAACGAGGATGTAAAATAGAAATTACTACAGAATTTATCATAGATTGATGAAATAGCTAAGTAGATAGATTATGATGTTAAAGGTGAAGATGGAACTACATTAAGAGAAATGGAAGAAATACTACACGATCAATTGATGTATGACATCCAATATGCATCTATAACATCAGATCCTAATGCAATTGAAGCTTTAAAAACTATAGAAACTTCAGATGAAATACTTACAGATTTGAAGAATGATATAGCTAATGATTTCAGTGATGAAGCAATGTTAAACTGTAAAGGAAAATAATATGATATGCCCTAATTTAAATGATAAGACAGTAAAACAATAGTTCACAGAACTTGTTAATGCCGTAGGCGAAGTAGCGGCATATGATATATGGAACCAAAATAATGGTAATGCTATAGACAAGGCCCCTAATGGGGCTGAGTCTAAGCTATTTTCAGACCTTTTAAACTATTATAATGGAGATCGTAATAGTGCTATAAAGGCTAAGGCTTAGGTATATTCTAAGAGCTTTAAAAGCTGGTTTGGGGATTGGTTAAATAACTCTGAGGGTTCTTCTAAAATAACAGATAAAAATAGTGAACCATTATTAGTATATCACCATAGTAATGATTCCATTACGGAATTCTCTACTGAATTCGATAATTATTTTAGTCGTAGTAAAGGAGGAACAAAAGAGGCTATCTTTTTTACTGGAACCAGATATCCAAAATCTGGTACAGTTCTTGATAGAAAATATAGCTATCCTGTTTATCTTAGTGCTAAAAATGTAATAGAGAAAATAGGAACTAAAGATGAATTGAGAACAACAGGAGAAGGTTTTGTAAGTACCATAAATAGATCTTCTAAAGAGGCTGATGCTGCTATATTTCATGGAATCGACGATAATTAGGAATTAAATCAAGACATCTATGTTGTTCATCGTCCTAATCAAATCAAATCAATAGACAATCAAGGTTCTTTCTCTGGAGAAGACAATAATATATATAGAGCGGAATATACTAATACAACTGTTCCTTCTGATCCAGATTTACGCAATAGACTATTCAACGGTAAGGACGAAGCATCTATCGGAGTAATGCTCACTAGATTAGCTAAAAGTAGCCCTGCACTTGTTCCTTTTATTAATAAAGTAAAAGCTAATATACCGGTAAATGTGAAGGCTAGGAAAATAGTACTGATACCTTATAATGAAAATAACCCATCTCATGCTTGGTATGATACTGATAATGGTGTAGTTTATATATCAGAAAATGCAGCATATGAACACAATGGAAAACTATCTAAAGCAGACAATACAATATTTCATGAAATATTACATGCAGCTACAGTAAGTGTACTCAACAATAGTCCTGAATTAAAAAGTGAACTTAAGTCTATAATGGACAATGCAAAACAGTACATCGGTTCTGACTACTATGGTATGAAAGATGAATATGAATTCTTAGCTGAATTATGGTCTAATTCAAGATTCGCTAAAGAATTAATGAATATACCTGCTTCTAAAAAACAAAGTATGTTAGATAAGATTATAGACTGGTTAATGAAAGCATTCGGTATTACTAATTCAGATAATGCTTTTGTTGAGGCTCATAATTTTATGGTAAATATGCTTACTAATTATCAAGATTTGAATTATAACTTAGAAGATATAAATAAGGAACTAAGTACAGCAAACCTGCATTTAGCTAAACCTATTAAATAGACTAATAATCCCGTTACGATTAAAAATATATTTGATCAACAAAGTAAACATATCTCTTTTGATGCAGATACTCATACTTATACTAATACTGAAACTGGAGAAGTATATAAATCTGTATCTGATGTTAAGAAGTTGGCCGGTTTTGCTGAAGATATAGATACTATGACTCAACAACAACTTATATATGGTGACTTTACTGCTAGAGTAGGTACAGCTATACATGAGGTACTAAGTAAGTTGATGAAAGGTGAACCAATAGGAGATACACAATTTAGTCCTAGAGTAATAAAACAACTTAATAATATAGCCAATATAGTAAAGAGAAACGGTCAAGTAATAGCATCAGAGTAGGTAATATCAAATGATGATGCAAAAGTAGCTGGTACATTAGACTTATTAGTAAGAGATAAGAGAGGTAAAATAAAACTTCTTGATTTCAAGACCAAAATGCGCAATTATGGTGACAAGAAGAAATATGGTTTTACTTACTATAACAAAACTAAGTATTCAAATAGACCAGATAGGGACAGACATATGTTCTAGTTAGCTATGTATCAGTACATGCAAGAACAATTAGGAATACATATAGATGAAAGAGGTGTAATTCCTATCGAAGTAGATGTAGATAAGGAAGGTAATGTTACTAATGTATATTTCTCTAATGTATTAGTAAATGAAGAAAATCAAAATGAATTAACTGGTGTATATAAAATGCCAATACGTAGCGATGTAGATTTAGCAGCTAAGAAATCATTAGGTTTACTTGGAGAAAATAGTCAATTAAGTAAATTAAATGAACAACAGTTAAAATAGACATCAGAGATAGTAAACAAGATATTAAAAACACTATCTAATAAGACTATATTATTATCCTCTAAAGGTAGAGATATTGAATCTAGAATACTTAAGAATAAAGTAAAAGAGTTTCAAGATGCTACGGAACAAGAGATAATGGTTGGTTATATTAATACTGCTCTAAGTAGCTTAGAAAAAGAAATATAGCGTTATAATACTTTGTTAGACAGAGAAAAGGAGGAGGGTCAAGCTGTATGGAACTTAACTACATTAGAAATATGGAAAGATTTAGCAGAATCATTTGAACCTCTTAGAGATCTTAGAAACTATCTATATGACTACAGAGATTTCTTATCTAAGGATGAACAAGCAGAAGTACTGAAAGCTTTGGATACTGCTATTACTTATAAAGATGTATTAGAAAAAGCTTATGATGTTAAAGGTAAACCTCTTTGGATTCAATGGTTACAACCGTTTGTAGGTATAATCAGAGGCAGATATAAAAGAGAAGCAGAGATACAATATAAAAAAGATAATAAAGGAAGAAAAATCAATAAAGATGATATGCAAGCTTATATTGATAAATATATCAATGATAATGCTGAAAAAATTCAAACTGAGACATATAACTTTATTGAACAACAATCAAGAATAGCTGATTCCGATACTAATGCTTTTTATAGGTATACTGATACTATATTTCAGTCATAGGATCCTATAATATCTGCTATGGCAAAAGCTTATGATGAAGTAGTATCATAGACTAGAGTACAATATGTAGATAAGTATAGACAATTGGCTGATCTTACTAAAGAATTACATAAAACATTAGGTGTAACAATAGCATCAGATCCTAAGAAAGTGTATGATTTTATGATTGAATATACTTCTAGCGGGCCAAGATTGATTAAATAGATGCCTTCATCTTTCGATGATGCTTATTTAGAGGCTAAAGAAGAAATAGACAAGGATCCCAAGTATATACTTCCAGAATAGAGAAGTGAAGCTTTAAGAGCATGGTTGAATAAAAATGCCCCTATAGTAGATAAAGAAAGACTTAATAGAGCTAAACTTGATTTATTTGATAAAATGTTATAGGAAGATGATATTACTGAAGAAGAGCATAAGATACTTGTGGAGAATGAAAAATCTAAAAATAGAAGGAAAGGTGTATATACCTTAGCTTCAGAAAGTAAGATAAGCAGACAAGCTGCAGAATTAGTTCAACAAGAAATGTCTAAACTTATTTGGCAGTATAGAAAAATAGATCCTAAATTGTATCCCAATACTAAGTGGGATAATTTATCAAAACTTAGAAAGACCAATCCTAATGATATTAGAATACGATTTTATGATTTTATATATTCCTTATCAGAAGAAGGAGATGCAGGTGTAGCTAAAAGATATAAACTAAATGGTAGGTTACCTGGAGTGTCATTAGACATGATGGAAAGGGTTAAATCTGGGCAGAATATAGCTAAAGCTGCTCTAAGAGATGCAAAGAGACAAGTAATTAGAAATGAGGATGATACTCATCTTGGTTCTTTTGCATTATCTGATGAATTAGATAGACCTATAGACTTTGTTCCAGTATTCTATACAGCTAGATTAGAAGAACAAGATCAATCTTATGATATACCTAGCATATATAATAAATGGTTTGCATCAGCTTTAAACTATTATAATACTACTAAAGTAATGGCTCAATTAGAATTTACTAGACATGTTGTTAATAGTCGTAGAACTAAAATAACTGATAGTAAAGGTAGAGCTATCAAGAATTATTTAGAGAAGAAATTCCTTGATGAGAATCCTAATTCTTCTATTAATGCTTCTGATGTAGTGAAGGATACTTCTAATTTAGCAGATTAGTTAAATGATTGGTTCTAGCAAGTAATATATCAAAAATCAGATGCTGATCTAGGTATAATAATGGGAGTAGACGCTGCCAAATTAGTAGATTTACTATCTAAGTATACATCATTATCTATAATGGGTGTTAACTACATAAGTATGGTTAACAATGTCCTTATGGCAGAGACTCAACAAGCTATCGAAAGCTTCGCAAATAGATATGTATCTGCTAAAGCCTATACTAAAGCTACAGGTGAATATGCCAAAGACCTTCCAAATATACTTGGTGATATAGGAGCTACTAAGGCTACAAGTAAAGTTAACTTATTGAATGAACATTTTGGAGTATTTACAGATTACACTGAGGGTGATTTCCAAAATAAGCTTAGATTTACAAGATTGTTTAATACCTCTGCCTTATATGCTACTAACAATTTAGGTGAACATGAAGCTCAATCTCGTTTTCTGATAGCTTCGTTGATAAATAGAGAAGCTAAGGACAGAAACGGGAATGTAATAGGAAGCGTATACGATTATTTTTATGTAGAAGACGGTAAGCTTAAATTTGATAAGGATGGAGTAGTAGCAAACTTTAGTCCAGATGAACAAAATTAGTTCTCAGCTAGAGTAAGAGCTTTACTTATGCAAATGCACGGTAATTATGCTCCTCATACTAAAGTGGCTTTATAGAGATGGGGTCTTACACGTTTAGCTTTAATGTTCCGTAAATGGATTATACCTGGTATTAGAAGAAGATATTCTACAGAATACTATGATAATGTGATTGATGATTGGCAAGAAGGATATTATCATACTGGTGCTAGATTCATTAAGAACAAAGTAGGTTCTTTCTTTATGAAATACAAAGATGAAGCAAGAGCATTAGAAATGGCATCAAGTGCAGATTGGAGTACAATGACCGAATTTGAAAAGTATAATGTAAAAAGGTTTGCTATTGATGCTGCATTCTTAACCGCTGCTATTATACTTACTGCAGTACTTACTAAACTGAAAGATGACGATGACGACGAAGATATGAAGATATTTTGGTCTAATATGGCTTATCAAACTTATCGTCTTAAGACAGATATTGCATTTTTCTTTAATCCTGCAGATGCTCTTAAGATTGTTCAATCTCCTATTCCTTCTTCTTCACTTATTAAAAGCTTTACTAATTTTATGGGTCAGATTATTAAAGATCCTACTGAGAAATATGTACGTGGAGAATGGAAAGATCATTATAAGCTTGAAAAGCAATTCTTTGATTTGTTACCTATAGCGAGACAACTATATCGCTATCAAGATATTGCAAATGAGATGACATTATTACAATCTAAATAATATTAAAGTAGCTTAGAAAAGAACTTGCTTACTATCATCATTATAGTTTATTATATAAAGACAAAGGCTAAGGATTAATTTCCTTAGCCTTTTTTTATTCCTAATATGAGGACATATATATTAGGAATATTTACAGGAACAATTGAATCTATAGAAATATAATGCCAGAATCATCTGGCATTATTTCTTCTGGAATTACTTCATAGATATCAGGTGGTGGTAACATTTCGCCATTATCTTGTACTCTGGCTCGTTCAAATACTTTATTACCACATCTGCAGCTCTTATTAAATAAAGCGTATGTGAAACTTTTAGAACTTAAATTCCAAAAGCTTAATACTTGCTGTTTCAATTCAAGGCTACATTGACTATATCTTCCTTCTTTAATACAATTATAATCTTTCTTGTACTTGTTAGGTATAGTAAATACAAATATATAATATGTATCTTCATCATCAATATAGATGAACTTACTATAAAAATACTTATTCTTTGTTAGAAAGAATAGATTCTTATAGTAAGTATCATCGAATTCATCAATACGGAACATTAGAAATATGTGACTATCTAAATATGGTTTATCCTTCATTGCCATAAAGGCATTTATGAATCTACCATAGGAATTCCAATATATAGCTTGTCCAAAATCACTAAACTTCTCATTCTTCTCCGCTAACATAGGCAGAAGAAAACGAGTACTTATAGTTCTTTTTCTATTACTACCAAATACATCTACATAATTCATAGCCTTTCAGTACCATCCCCCTCATAATAGCTAAGAGTATGCTCCCAGTTATTAGTTCGATAATGGTATGAAAGTTCTGTTAATGCATTGATAATGATGGTTTTTTGAGAGTCTAACTCTGTTTCATTAAACATATCAAATACTCTCACTTCATAGCTGCCATTTGTTTGAATAGCAACTATATAGGCTTCACAGTCGTAATCTGAAATATCAATATCTTGATCTTTCATATACCAAGTAATAGCTAATAAATAATAAGCTATTTGTCTGTAATAGCCAAATTCTTCTACAGAATGCTTAAAGTTATAAACATCTGAAGTAGTCTTTAAGTCAATTAGAATAATCTTCTTATTGACATGATCGAATATACATCTATCAAGTAAAGACTTGCAAGGTGCATACCAAATCTTATCTTCATCCATTTTAAGACTATTAGTCATAATAGGAAGTGTCCAGTTAATATGAAACTCATTATGAGATTCTACTCCTGGTATATCTGTTAGTAATTCTTTTGCTTTCTTATGATTATCAATGTTAGACTTAATTGTCTTTAACATATTCAAATCAGCAAAGGAAATTACTTTTCTGTTATCTTTTTCATTTCGTAATACTTCTATATAGTCAGCATAACGAGTACATAGCTCTGTAGCTTCTTTT